ACTTGTTTGACAACATTTATGCTCAGGGCATTGAAATGGGTGCAATCAGTCTCAACGGAACAGGACACAATATTTTTTATGATGTGGGCAATCATTTTGATGGTGTGTTACAACCCGCGACCACAATCATTGATATTGATGGCAACAACAATGTTTGCTTTGGGGATATGTTTGAGCGCGGCGACGACTATGTAGACACGTATCCTCGAATCAATATCAACAGCCGACAAGTCATTGCCACAACCAATGGCAAAGAAATTCAACTTGGTGCTTTCCGTCGCGAAAGTGGACTTACAGAAGTAGTGATTGGTAATACTGTAAGTGCTGCCACAATTGTATCATCTAATTTACCCGCATTTAGCGTAAACTATAGCGTTGTACGTGGCACAAACAAACGTACTGGCATAATTACTGTGGCCAATGATCTAGTGGGCAATGTGATATACACTGATGATTTCAACCAAACAGCTGCCACTGGTGTGGTAATAACAGTGGTCAACAATGCCGGTACCGCAGACGTCAAGTATACTGCAACAGCAGGTGCCAACGGTACATTTATCTATTCAATTTACTCAACACTGTAATTGATGTGGCCCGTTAATTTTGCCCAACGGCTAGAGTCGTGGAACCATCTCCGCGATACCTGCCAACTATTACCTCTAGAAAAAGCATTGGAAGACATCAACTTATGGTGGTTTGCAGTACCTTGGCGTCCATACTATCTGCACTGGGATGATCAGGCAAATTGGCCCGATCCTTGGCAACTTTTGAGCGACAATCACTACTGTGATCTTGCAAGAGGGTTAGGAATCCTGTATACTATAACTTTGCTGGACCGTGAAGATTTAGATGATGCCGCACTGGTTTTGACGGATTCCGGAGATAATTTAGTACAGGTGGCAAAATCAAAATATATACTTAATTGGGACCAAGACACAATCGTAAATACCATCCAAGCAATGAACATCAAACGGCAGTTGACGCAGTCAGCAGTAAAACAGCAGTACCTATAAACACATACGGAAGTTAAATGACGCAGATTACAGTAGTTAAAAGAAGCGGGGCCAAAGAGCCATTGCACATTGAAAAGTGGCAAGCCCAGGTAGCAAAAGTCTGTAAAGGTATAGCAGATGTCTCACAATCCATGATTGAGATCAAAGCACAGTTGCATTTTTACGATGGCATCACCACAGAAGAAATTGACGGTATTACTCTACGTGCTATTGTTGATCTAATTGATGTAGAACAGAATCCTGATGTGGGACACACAAATTATCAATACGTGGCCGGCAAACAACGACTCAGCATGTTGCGTAAAAATGTCTATGGCACCTACACTCCGCCACATCTTTACGAAATTGTCAAGACCAATGTGGCCACGGGTCTTTACACACCCGAACTGCTAGAATGGTACACAGAGGATGACTGGAATCGCATGAACGACATCCTGGATCATGACAAAGATGAAGGTTACAGTTATGCGGCCATTGAACAGTTGATTGAAAAGTACCTGGTCAAAAATCGAGCCACAAAGGAAATTTATGAAACACCACAAATTCGTTACATCATTGCAGCAGCCACTGTGTTCCATCGCGAGGAACCTAACGCCGCTAGAATGCGCTACATCAAAGAATATTACAACGCGGCTAGTGACGGCCTTTTTACTTTGGCTACTCCTGTGTTGGCTGGCCTCGGTACCCCCACTAAGCAGTTCTCAAGTTGTGTGCTTATACGCAGTGACGATGATCTTGACAGTATTTTTGCTTCGGGAGAAATGATGGCCAAGTATGCCAGCAAGCGTGCTGGCATAGGGTTAGAGATTGGTAGACTGAGATCATTAGGCAGTCCCATCCGTGGTGGTGAAATCATGCACACGGGTATGATTCCATTCTTGAAGAAATGGTTTGGCGATTTGCGTAGTTGCAGTCAGGGCGGCATTAGAAATGCATCAGCCACTGTGTTCTATCCAATTTGGCATCTACAGTTTGATGATCTTATTGTGCTGAAGAACAATCAAGGCACAGAAGAAACCAGAGTCAGACACATGGACTACGGTGTGGTTCTGTCTGCGTTCTTTTGGAGACGATTCAAAAACAAAGAACAAATAACATTCTTTGATCCCAACGAAGTTCCGGATCTTTACCAAGCATTCTATGCCAACACAGAGTTGTTTGAAGAACTGTATGTCCAATATGAAAAGCGCACAGACCTACGCAAGAAAACCATGGCCGCAGAAGACGTGTTCAAAGGTGGCATCTTAAAAGAGCGCACAGACACAGGACGTATCTATCTTGTGTATATTGACAACGTGGCCAAGCAAGGATCATTTGATCCTGAATTCCACACAATCTATCAGTCAAACCTGTGTTGTGAAATCTTGTTGCCAACCAAATCATTCAAAAGATTGGATGATGACCAAGGTCGTATCGCACTATGTACCTTGGGCTCAATCAACTTTGGTGCGTTCCGTAATCCTGAAGACATGCGCCGTGCCTGCCGTATTTTGCATCGCAGTTTGAACAACATATTGGATTATCAAGATTTTTTGAGTATTCAATCAAAATTAAGCAATGACGAAATTCGTCCCTTGGGCATTGGCATCACAAACTTGGCCTACTGGCATGCCAAGCGCGGCCTACGTTATGGTGATAAGGACGCACTACAGGAGCTCAAGAGCTGGATGGAACATCAAGCATATTACTTGACTGAAGCGTCAGTGGAGTTGGCCAAGGAACGCGGTGCATGTTTACACAGCGAAAAAACCCGCTACGGACAAGGTACATTCCCGTGGGAACTGCGTGCTCGTGGAGTCAACGAGTTGGCAAACTTTGCACCAGAACTGGATTGGGAAACACTACGAATCAACATGAAACACTACGGCGTTCGTAATGCCACACAAATGGCAGTGGCTCCTGTGGAATCTAGCTCGGTGGTTATCAACTCAACCAATGGTATTGAAATGCCCATGAGTTTGATCACTGTCAAAGAATCAAAAGCTGGATCATTGACACAGGTTGTACCAGAGTATCACAAACTCAAGAACCGGTACCAACTGATGTGGGAACAAAGAGACTGCGACGGTTATCTAAAAACTGCGGCTGTTATTGCTGCCTATGTTGATCAATCAATAAGTACCAACACTTTTTACAATCCTGCACATTGGGCAGATCGTAAAGTGCCAACCACACTGATTGCTACAAATTTGATGAAGGCACATCACTGGGGATTAAAAACATTTTACTACAGTCTAATCAACAAGGCCGGCAGTAAATCCAACAACACTCAACCCAACAATGTTCAAGCGTTGGAACCAATCAACTTTGATGATGAGGAAGATTGTGAAAGCTGTAAACTCTAAGGAAGAAAAGAAATGAAATACTTTGTATCAATGATGTTGTTGCTTGTTATGGTAGGTTGTTCTAAAGACACCTCTACAACAGCAACTACAACAACTACCGCTGTCACAGAAGATGCTAATGCACCAACAACATTACTAAGCTCTGGAACCATAAGTCCTTATCAGGCTCAACGCAACGGACTATTCATGGCTGCAGATTTTCTTGCGGCAGTACCTGGCAACACACGATTCGAACTGAGCACCCAGCCCTGGATGGATACCACAAACAATACTGTGGTTATCTCAAAGATGCCATATGTGAGTGGTACCAAATATGCCAAAGACTATGCCAAAGAAGGCAGTGTGTTTGCTATAACCGAAGATGACCGGTATCGTTATTTTGTGGGCAATGGATTGCCAAACACTGCCATGGGCAACTTTCCTGTGCAACCCGGAACTCCTGCCTACAAGTTTTACCAAGAAGCTCCGGGCGGCCATGACTTTAGAACAGGCTTTCCCGGTCATGACTATTCAAGTGCCGCGGCCATTGGCATTAGTCCTTACGAGTTGAATATTCAACTACCCAAAATCCCAAAGCTAAGTGCCAAGCCAAATCCCATTGCGGCATTGCCAATTGGCGTCACACTCACAGGCACAGTATGGCACGCTGAGATTGCCAACGCCAGTGCCACAGCTTGGTATCCGCCAGCTTCAATCTTGCCCGTTGATCAGTGCTGGGGACATCCTTATGCTCAACAGTATCACCTGCATGGTTACAGCTGGAAATGTTTCCCCAATCAAGGAACCGAAGGACATTCGCCCCTGTTTGGCTATGCACTGGATGGATTCGGTATCTATGGCCCACGAGGCGATGATGGTAAGATGGTTACCAACAAACAATTAGATGAATGTCATGGACACACTCATCCAGTTATGTGGGACGGCAAGATACAGAATATCTATCACTATCACTTGAACCGTGAATTTCCATATGCCATTGGCTGTTTCAGAGGGGAAGTCAACTATGACCAAGCCCTAGGGTCAGCTGATATGCGGGCACACAACAAACCTCATGGTGTACCCGGCAAGGGCGGACACAAGGATCACGGGCCTAAAGGTATTATTGCAATTCCGATTGGGTCTTTCCAATAATGTTAGAAACTATATGTGATGTAATGTTGGATGCGTACAAACGCAATTGGATTACCAGTCGTGATGGCAATGTAAGTATCCGTCATCACGACCGTGATCATTTCTACATCACTCCCAGTGGTGTGCGTAAGCAAACTCTGCAACCAGATCAGTTTAAAAAGATTGGTATAACCACACGTCCAGATCAGGACATCGACTGGGTAGAATTGCCATACACTGATATCAGTGCCAGATTACGACCCAGTGGAGAAATACCTTTGCATTTTGGGTTGCAAAAAAGAATGGGACAACACTCAAACGAAGTGAGAGTGGTAGTACACGTTCACCCCACCTACTGTATTGCAGCTATGCATGCCGGGATTGATTTGAGTACTGTGAGTGCGGCATTTCCAGAACTCAATCGTTATACCAGAGTAGCACCTAATGTGGGAGATGTGCCTCCAATCAGTCAAGAACTTGCGGATCGTTGTCATGAAAATCTAAAGTTGGATCGCGAAGGCAACATTGGCTATGATATTGTGGGCATCAAAGGACACGGAGTAGTTGCTATTGACACTAGTCCATGGCGTGCCTATGAACACATAGAACGATTGGAACACATTTGCCGGATAGTGTTGGCCAGCAACAAGTACTGACATGTTTATAGATGACAAGGATGTGTGGTCGCAGTGTCCTGTGGATTACTTGTGGATCTACGACAAACTGATACTGGCACGCAAAATGGGCCACCTAGCAGCACCAGCAGGCATTGCAGTTCCTCGAGCAGACTGGTATATTGTGCGTCCCATAACCAACATTCGCATGATGAGCCGAGGTGCCCAAAAAGTTTGGTTGACTCCTGCAGACACAGATTCTGTACCGGATGGTTTTTTCTGGACAGAATGTTTTGAAGGTCGCCACACATCAGTGGATTTCCATTATGGCATACAAGAATTAGCAGTAGAAGGATTTAGAAACAGTGACCGATTGGATAGATTCTGTCGCTGGGAACGAATCTCAGATCAATATCCGTTTCCCGCAGTACTGGAAGATTTATGGAAGATGGCACCCTGGGTCAATGTGGAATATGTAGATGGCAAGGTTATAGAAGTGCATCTGCGGTGGAACGACGATTTTAGCAATCACAACGGCAACGTCATATATCCAGTTTGGCAAGATCAGCCCACTGAACAACCCCCAAATACCACATGGTATGCAAGTCCCGGAGGCGATCGTCTGGGCTTTTGGGTTCAGCAATAATAAATACATCATGAAAATATCAGACATACTTTTAGAATCAAAAAACACCACTGCGGCCTGGCGCAACGAAGAGCCTGTAGAGCTTGTAAAAAGTCTGACAAAAAAACTGGGCGTACCAGCCGAACTCACCGACAATCGTGCAGTGTGGTACGACAAGGATGGATTCAAACGCATCGAAGTCAAAGATGAATATATTTTGCACTGTTGTCCGGCACCTCACTATGACTATGTGTACAGCACAATAGATCTGCATGTGCCCAAACGTTTTGTACGTGTACTGGCAGAATCATCAGAAAGCATCCTGTTGGATTTGTTGAAAAATGAAGTCACTGCAAGATGCGCCACACTCAGCGCCAACGCTGTAACATTGAACTATGTGTTGGATGTGGTTTCAGAAAGAATCAAAGGCTCCAAAGAAGAATACGAACGCCGTATCAAACAACTGTACAAAAACAAGCTGGATCCTGATCCAGAATGGTGGCCGGACGCGACCAAAGAAGTAAGAAAATAAACTAAACATAGTTGGCAACTAGTCTGAAAACATGCTATAATAGCAATCAAAGCAGACAGATTGCTGGTATGCTTTATTATTTTATATCTTAACCATTACAATCGGACTAATTATTTGTGAACTCTAAAACTTTTTGTATTGCTCCCTGGACACATACCTGCGTGACTCCGACTGGTAAATTAACGCCATGCTGTGTGTGGAAGGGTTCCGATGAGTATTATTTTACTCAATTTGATAACTGGATTAATTCAGTCGAGATGCAAGAAGTTCGCAAGGATTTGCACAATGGAACTAAAATAAAATCTTGTTCTCAATGTTGGAATGATGAAGACAATGGGAAAAAAAGTTTACGAAAGATTTACAATGCTGAGTTTTCAAAATATTTTGATTTTTCAAAATTAAATAAAGATTGGATAGTTGATGATACTGTAACTACATTTGATTTTAAATTAGGTAATTTGTGCAATTTAAAATGCGTAATGTGTAACGGTCATTCGTCAAGCCAATTAATGTCCGAATACAAAATTCATCTTGATACATTTAAAAATCTAGATTACTACAATATTCCAAATACCGACGCAAATTATAATTGGCCAGATTCTGAAGAATTTAAAAATTTTCTTGACAAATTTAAATCACAAGCACGATGGATCAAATTCACCGGCGGCGAACCTACTATGATTCCATATGTGATAAATTTGTTGAACGAAATACCAAATCCTGAGTTGGTAACAATAAGCATAACTACCAATGCTACCAAACTCAATACTGAATTTTTAAACACACTTGAAAAATTCAAACAGGCCTGGATAAGCGTAAGCCTAGATGGCATTGGCAGTGATAACAATGAAATTAGATTTCTTTCATCTTGGAACGCGGTCGAGTCCAATGCATTGAGGTTAAGTGCCTTGCCAAATGTGTATTTTAATATTAATTATGTGTTGCAATGTTTTAGTGTAAAGACGTTGATACCAGTGATACAATGGTGCGACAAACATCAACTGTCTATAGGCAGTACAGTGTTAACCAATCCTGATTATCTCACAATAAATAGTATTGAACCAGATATTGTCAATAACTTTATGAATGAATTGTTGCAGATAGCTTCTACAACCAATCAACACATAGTAGACCAAACAATACAAGAGTTAAAAAAATACAAGTTTGATCCAGTATTGAAAAATCAAAGAGACGAATATTTGTTAACACTGGATAATATTCGTGGCACTAACTTATCTAATTTAATCGAAGAAAAATTATGAGCAAACAACAATATAACCTAACAACAAAAACAGATTATCTGCAACGCAAGATGTTCCTGGATCCCGCCGGTCCTGTGACCATTCAACGCTTTGAAGAAGTCAAGTACAACAAGATTGTAAAATTTGAACAAGAGGCCCGTGGTTTCTTTTGGGTACCCGAAGAAGTATCATTGACCAAGGATGCAGCAGATTTCAAAGATGCATCTGAAACAGTGCGTCATATTTTTACATCAAACCTGTTGCGTCAAACAGCACTGGACAGTTTACAAGGTCGTGGTCCAAGCCAAATTTTTACACCTGTGATCAGTTTGCCAGAACTAGAAGCGTTGGTCTACAACTGGACATTCTTTGAAACCAATATTCACAGTCGTTCATACAGTCACATTATTCGTAACGTTTACAATGTGCCAAAAGATGTGTTCAACACAATTCACGACACCCAAGAAATTATCAACATGGCTTCCAGTATTGGTCGCTACTACGACGACCTACACGTGATTAACTGTAGAAAAGAAGCTGGGGAAACAATCGACGAGCGCGAACACATTAGAGCAATTTGGTTGGCGCTCAATGCCAGCTACGGACTGGAAGCATTCCGCTTTATGGTATCGTTTGCCACCAGTTTGGCCATGGTAGAGAATCGTATTTTTATCGGCAACGGCAACATCATCAGCTTGATTCTACAAGACGAAATTTTACACAAAGATTGGACAGCATTCTTGATCAATCAGGTGGTCAAAGAGGATCCACGCTTCTTGGCAGCCAAAGCGGAGTGTGAAGCAGAAGTCTATGCCATGTATGCAGATGTGATTCGCGAAGAAAAATCATGGGCAGACTATTTGTTCAACCGAGGCCCTGTGATTGGCCTCAACGCCGCTATTCTCAAGGACTTTGTGGACTACACAGCAGTGGGCGCACTCAAAGAAATTGGCATCAAGTATCAAACACCGGCGCCAAAGTCAACACCAATCCCGTGGTTCAACAAACACGTCAATACTTCAAACAAACAAACTGCATTGCAGGAAAATGAGTCAACCAATTATGTAATCGGAATAATGTCCGATACACTTGACTACAACGCATTGCCCAGTTTATAATAGCGCACAGGAGAAAAATATGAAAGCAATAGTATGGTCAAAAGACTCCTGTCCTTTCTGCGATCAGGCCAAAAATCTGCTCAAATTAAAAGGTATTGAGTTTGAAGAAAAACGGATTGGACACGAATTTACTCGAGAAGATTTATTAGAAGCAGTACCCACAGCACGAACAGTTCCGCAAATTTTCTTAGATAACGAATTAATTGGCGGATTTATAGAACTTCAAAAACATTTACAAGGATAGTATGCAACTCGAAAAAGAACTAATTTACACAATCAAAATTTCTAATGGTGACGAAATTGTAACCAAAGTAATTGACGTTGACGAACAAGGCAACTTTTTGATCAACAAGCCACTGACAGTGGTACCCGGACCACAAGGCATTCAAATGATCATGAGCTTGTTCACAGCAAATCCTGACAAAACCATGACACTAAATAAAACAGCATGTTCAATGGTTGCTCTAGCACGTGATGAAGTACGTGACAGCTACATTGAAGCAACCACAGGTATCAAGCCTGTGAGCAGTAAAATTTTAATGGGATAATCAATGGCAGGTGGAGCACAGAGAAAAGGCGATCCAAATCAGGGCGGCGGACTTATTAAATCCGGCGATAGTTCTGTTTTGATTAACGGTCGTCCGGCAGCATCTCCCGGAAGTTCTGTTACTCCACATCCTCCATGTAGTAAAAAAGCTCCACAACATTGTGCGGCTAGTACTCGTGGGGGTAGTCGAAGTGTGTTGGTCAATGGTAAACCATTGTTGACCGGCGGTGATAAAGATACCTGCGCACACGGAAGAAGTAGCAGTGGCAGCAGAAATGTCAGGGTTGGTTAATGACTATTCTTGGAACATTAAGTTCTGTTAATCTTATTGCGGGTGCCGGCATACTGGGCAACATTGGCGGAGTTGCCATTCAAGCCAATGCTCAGCTTACCAGCAACATCAGTGCCTATACTAGTGTTCCCGTAGTAAGTCAATTTGCCGCCATCGCCGGCACTGGATACATTTCTGTCAACGTTGTGGCCAATACCTTTCCTGCATTGACCAACGCCATTCCCACTGCCTATCAAGGTTCTTTGGGAACGGGCACAATGACTGGAAAAATCAACACGCAGTCTGGTAACATCTTGGGCAACGGGGATCTAGGTCAGTTTGAACAAATATTTAACTCTGCCAGTGGATACCAGGCGCAGGCCAATCAACTTATTAAAAGTACAATTAACGCCAACGATCCAAATGTGGTCACAGGATTTACCAGTCAGGACAACACCATCACTGGTGGGTTCAGTGATGTTACTCAGGCCTTTGCAGCGTTCAGTGCGGATGTAGCACAACTGGGTGTGCTGATTGATTTGAACAACTTGAATAATTTAGGTAGTCCAGCAGCATTGTTGGAACAAGTAGCAACATTGAGCTATCCGACTCCGGGCCTAACAACAGCTTTATTGGGTGTGGGAATAAGCCAAGATGCCATTGACAACATTGGTACCACAACCTTTACTCCGGCTGAACAAAAACTAATTTATCAGGCCATGACCACAGTGACCGGAACAGATCTTGCACAGATTTTAAAGTTGTTGAGAGTGACCACTGCTGGTATCGCCACTATGGCTGACCTGTTGAATCCCTACAAGATATTTCCTCGCAGTTACATAACATTGACAGCTCCTACCGCCAACGGTCTACGAGGCATCTATATAGACACAGCCGGATCAGTAAATTCAAATTTGGCAACATCGTTGCCAGCCAGTGTATTGGCTCCGTTGCAAGGCAATCCTTTGCAGAATCAAGGAAACAACGCATTATGAGCACCTACAGTCAGTTACGACAGATTATTCCTGCAGATCAGGCATTGTCTAACAAAGCATTGCAAGCTGCTTTTGAACAAATCAAAACAATTTTTGATAGTTCGTTGCCATTGGTTGCCAAAGCAACTGCAAGATTAGAATCCAATGTAGGTCTAGACTTAATTAACGCATTGACAGAGCCATTGCCGGCCAACGTGCTAGCATATTTTACTACTACCTTCTCCACTGGCACTGGTGAGGATGGATTGTTTTTGCTGACAGATTTTATTGGTACTCCCACAGGATGGGTACACAACGAAGCATTGGCCAACACCACTGCTGTCTTAACTGCCATGACCACGGCTGGAGCATTCTCTACATTAACCAATTCAACCACAGGGGTGTATACTGTGATGGCAACAACTGCTTCTGGCGCATATACAGTATGTTCGGAAGTAGATCCAGGACCTCCTCCAGTGCTTAGTTGTACCACTACCATTCCAGGTGGCTTGCCCGGCGCCGGAACTTACACTGCTAATAGTGCATCTGCATCTATACAGTTGGCATTTGATAATGGGCTAACACCAGCGATGTTGTCAGCAGTGGCACCTATTATATCAAGCAACAGTGCCAATGTAGCACAGACCACAACTGATTTTAACAACATGTCTGCGCAGATTGCTCTCGAAATCACCAATCTTGCTTTGGCCGACGTAGTACTGGCAGATTTGGTTGTTGGTATGACACCAATGGGTTTGGTAACTGGTTTGGCTAGTAATGGCCTTGATACCACAGAAGGCGGAGCTGCTTATATCATGCAAAGTTTGGCAACCAACACACAAGGCGGGCAAGCAATAATCAGTACCATGCGAGAAGCCAGAAATCAAAACAGATTAAGTGCCGCAGGTATTACCACTGATATCATTGTCAGTGACGAAGTTGCCGAACCACAGGCTGATTTAGGAACCGGTCAATATACAGTAGCACAAGCAACTAGTCAAAAAATTATTTGACAAATTGAATTTTTCTTGCTATAATCACAATATAGAATTTAGAAAGAACCTTATGTCAGAACAAAACAATAATCAACCAAAGCAGCAACCTCCGGCAAACCCATGGAGTCCTTGGGTTCAGTATCAAGAACAACAAACCAAACTTTGGTTACGTTATTGGACCAGCGTTATAAACAGTTTGTTCGATAAGGATCTTAAGAAATGAACGACGACAAGGTTGCAGATGTGTATGATGTAGTGGGCAGAGTCACTGCTACATTGTTGGAAGAACACGATTCTCTAGCGTTGGCCGCGGTATTGATGGTCATGGGAATGCGTATCTACAAAACAGTACTGGATCCTGAAGAGTACAAACAAATTGTTGACGATGTGGTCAGTAGACGTGATCGGGTACATCCAATAGACACTACAGGTCCCGTACAATAAAAAACTGTTACAAATCAACAACTTACAACCCCTATTACTAGGGGTTTTTCATGGTTGACCAGAAATACCCGTTTTGCTATAATATTGTTATAAAGTTAAACATCAGGAGAAGTTATGTTTGAAACTTGTGTAAGTCAAATAGTTAAAACTGCCCTTACAAATGAATCAGTCCGAACTGAGTTCTACAACGGATGTTTGTTCGTGAGTCCTATCAACGAAGGTCAAGCTCGCACAGTGTTTCACAGACTCAGTCAATCATTGGGAGTAGGTACAGTGCAAGTTACTGCTATTGGCGACACAGGCAAATATGCTTTTGATTTTGTTGAGGCTCCTGAAGAAGTTTACTCACCATATCTGGGTGCGGTATGAAAAACACTGAATTTAGATCTTGGTTGCGCCAACTTTGGCAGGAAAACTGTCGCGAGCGTGATGCGTTCAATGAGCAACCACTTAGCCAACAGGAATATTTTAACAAGTTCAAATACTGGTTAAAGCGTGAATTTCGCCATCAAAATCAATGACTTAGCAGGCGGTTGACCAGAAATACCCAAAACAGTATAATATTACATATAGTTAGAATTTAGGAGCAAATATGTACTTGCAGATATTGGATGAAAAAGAACAACAAGCAGTGGTCAGAGCTTTGCGTGGTCCACAGTTTGATCGTAAACGTCACGGTGGGTTGTTTGATCGCGGATCAGCAGACAGTTATTACAGTCGACCACCTGCACCGCATTGGCATCCGACAGGTAGCTACAACGGCACAGCAGTGGTCAATTTGACAGCAGACGAAGTAGCTGAGTACCTAGCTGGCTACGAATGGAATGAATTGCACGGCGACAAAAAGAGTTGGGACTAAGGGGACAATATGGAATACAGCAAAGAACCAAAAAAGATCATGGGACTCAAATATATCATGAAAAGAGAAGACATCATGACATTTGTGTCGGGTCTACATGACATGCAGGCCGACATGATCGAAGAACTGGTACGTCGTGAAGAACGCAAAGGCTTCCCACAAGTTCAAGAAGTTCTCAAAGCTGTGATGGAGCAATAATATGGGTCTGGACATGTATGCTTATGCAGCCGCCAGCGAGAAACAGTATGGAGAATATTGGGACTCCTGCGAGCTTGACAAAGATTCAAAAGAATTTGTTAGTGCAACAGTAACCAAACCCAAAGAACTAGCATACTGGCGAAAGCATCCAAATTTACACGGATGGTTCCACAAGGAATGGCTAGACCAAGGCAACACTGGTGACTTCAACGGTGACCAGTTGGAAATCGATTGGGATATGTTGGAACGCCTGGAGTCGGCGGTGGTCAATGGAGATTTCCCAAGAACTTCGGGATTCTTCTTTGGTGAAGGTGCCGACGATTACTATCGTACCCAAGATTTAGAATTCGTCCGACAAGCTCGTGCAGAACTGTTTTTAGGACTGCGTGTATTTTATAATTCAAGCTGGTAGTAAATATATGAATGACTCATTTCAAACACGAGTACATGAATGCAAAGGACTAAAGTTGGCCGCGGACTGGATCAGAGACCTAGAATCAAGCGACAGCAGATTACACAAAGAGAAAGTGATCGAGAAAGCATTAATGGCCTCGAAGTTGGGCAGTCTCAATGCTCAATCCTTTTTGTTCAACTGCTACCAGGCCTACAACCCCTATTATGTGTTTGGCGTCAAACAAGTATTGGAAACCCAAGATATCAAGAATGCCGCAAACCCATGGCCTCGATTCTGGGGCTTGCTTGAATCACTGAGAACTCGTAGTGTCACAGGACACAATGCTAGAGATGCTATTCAAGACATAGCACAACAGTTTGACTCTGAGGAGTGGAACGGACTTGCTCGTAGAGTCCTGATCAAAGATCTACGCTGTGGTATTTCGGAAAAGACTCTAAACAAGGTGTTGGGCAAAACAGAATGGAAGATTCCTGTGTTCTCATGCCAGTTGGCTACAGATTCCAATGATCATCAAAGCAAGCTCAAGGGACGCAAGCTGATTGAGAAGAAACTGGACGGAGTGCGTGTACTGGCAATTATTCATGGTACCGCAGTAAACTTGTACAGCCGCAACGGCAAACCCTTTGATAACTTTCCGCAGATTCAGGAATCAATTCGACGTGTGGCCAAACATCTTACACCAACCTATGGTGGTCGGATTGTGTTGGATGGTGAGATCATCGGTGAAAGTTTTCAAGCCTTGATGCGCCAAGCACAGCGTAAAAGTGATGTTGAAACTGAAGGTATGACTTACTGTATCTTCGATGCCATGCCATTTGAGGATTTTGAACGTGGATATTGGAACGCACAACAACACAAGCGTACGGCATGGTTAATGAACAATCGTAGTAAGATTGAAACCGAAACTGGCCTACAAGTTATGCCTGGATTTGAAGTTGATTTGGACACTGCCGAGGGACATGATCAAATGCGTAGGTTTGCAGATGATGCTGTGGCAGATGGATTTGAAGGAATCATGATCAAGGACTTGGATGCGCCATATGAATGTAGACGCAGTAGTTTTTGGATGAAGTGGAAACCAACCATCAGTGTAGACCTAACGGTGATTGGTATGGAAGAAGGTACAGGTCGTAATGCCGGACGTTTAGGCGCACTAATTTGTGAAGGAGTTGATAATGAACGACACATTCATGTTAATGTGGGCAGTGGTTTGTCTGATAGCAATAGGGATGTTTTCTGGTCCGGTCGGGATTCCATTGTTGGTCACTTGGTTGAAGTCCAAGCTGATGCAGTTACGCAAAACCAAGACGGATCATACTCGCTAAGGTTTCCAAGATTTTTACGCTTTAGAGATTTTGAAGCCGGTGACAAAATTTAATTTGACAGGATATTGAATTTATGTTAGCATACATTATATTGATACTAGCGGCCATAGTTGGTGTATTAATTATAGACAAAATTGTAGATTGTTTTATAGATCGGTTTGGAGAAGATAAATGATTCATAGAAAAGAATGGCTACACTATATCAAGTGGCGGATCAAACAGCTATTTAAAAAGAGCAAATATGTAGGTTGATGACATTGCCCAAGTTGGGCAGATTTACAAGGAAAGCATTGATGGCAACTAAAAAACAGCATGAAGAGTTGATTCAAACTCTTAAATTTACACCACGAACCTACACAATCTACATTGGTGGCTACGGTGGCGAATCCTATGCCGGCAAGGTGGATCGTGCTACTTACGAATACTTCAAACAAAACAAAATTGACATTGAACAGTATGCCAATGATTGGGACGATGTGTTTGGCGATGTCCCTCGTGAGTTAATGCCATTCAGCCCTGGCAGTCCCTATGACTGTGACGACTTGTTTCATGCATCAGGTGCAGAACTATCCAGCTCAAACGAAATTCAAATCAATGATGAGCACGGCAACCAGCACTGGTGTTGTGCTGCAGGACTCAATGAACTTGAAGATGCAGGTGTTGAGGTAAACAAATCGGGTGGATGTGAGCTTGATGACCTACCAAAAGATACTATTGTACACTGGGGCGGTCAAGGTGAAAAAGGCACATTCTTTGATGGTGAAATTGAACTTACACAGCCGTTTGATCCAAAGAAACTCACTGTGTACTATGAAAACTGTGATGGTTGGTGGCTGATCAGCAGTGTGGAATATGATGGGGTAGAAATTGACGGCACAGGTGGATATTCAACCACTGGCAAGTGGAACGAAAACAAGTGGATTCTTTGCAACGGAGATGAAGTCTATCAAGGCAAATATCGAAACGAAGACGATGAAGACGAAGATGAAGAGGACGAGACTCCACATGAGTTCGCTACTCCGGGTTCGTTTACTATCGAAGATGGTTTGATTGCAGAACTAGATCAACTCGGCGAAGACATGATGACTGATTGGTACCCAGTGGATATCAAACCTGTGCGCCAAGGCGAATACGAAATTGACCTAGGCAAAGACATTGCCTGGCCGTTTGCAAGAATTGTTCGTGCAGAATGGTCCGGTCGTACTTGGAAAAATGCAGAAGGCCAATCCATCAAGGACGTGGTTGCGTGGCGAGGACTTGCTGTTGATCCAGTAGAAATAAAATAATAAGGAATAATATGAAAATGTTGGGGTTTTTAAGATGGCAGTTTCAAGACTGCTACAAGAGTGTTCAATTTTGGGCACTTATGCTAGTTATTTTGGCCGTTGTGGCCAAGCTAGCGTCTTGCCCAGATCCGTGGCCGTTGGGCATACTGATCACAGGTATAGTGATCAGTTTTGTTGATGCTGTTGTGTGGACAGTTAAATTTCAATACTATCTGTATCGTACCGAACAAGACCGTATTGCCAGGGAGTTGAGTCGTAAATGACAGCCATAGCCATGGGATCAATATTTGCTGTGACTGTGGTTGCAGTGGCATGGCTTGTGAAAAAATTACCAAGTGGATGTTGGGGCGATTGTCGCCAAGGTAGAGACCAATGCAATCAAGAATGTAAGGAACACAATGTTAAACGCAAATGACATAATCAATCAAGCTCGCTACAGTGAGCTTTTTACAGTGCAGGCCCGTATTGGGTCATTCAGTTTGAAACAACCGGCACCGTGGAACATCAAGGTCAAAAACGGAATATTGACTGTGGAAATTCCGGCATTGACTCAACAAGAAGCAGAACACAAAGCACGTCAAATTATTGAAACTGATCGTTGGGAAACTGTATAATGGCCAAACTATATAGAATCACTCCACTGGAAAAGAAATCCGTAGAATATTTTGTTGATGTATTTGAAACCTTGCCTGATGGCTCCATGCGTGGGTTTGACGTCACAGAAACATGGCGCTGGGGCCAAGGATTCAGAGAAGAAGATAACGAAGTATGGGAGTCAGAATCTGACCGAGTATATTGCCGCCCGGAAACAGGTTGGGGCTGTGAACTAGATGACTTGTGTGCAGTGTACGTAAATTTTTCAGATGGGTTTACCGACCAAGAGAAAGAGAAGATTGAAAGTATCTTACGTTGGGAATCCGAGGATGATGACGGACGCTGTGGTACTGCTTGGTTGTATGATGGAGATCATAATTGGGAAATTGAAGACGACCATGTGGCTATTTTGGGTCCTGTAAAAATTGAATTAGTAGATGAAGATGTGTATGGCAGTGAAGGTCAAGAAGTCAAACCTACTAAATTAGAATCAGTACAAGGTAGAATATGGCCGTTTAAAACTATCGAAGATGAGGCCAACGACTGATGAATCTAAATCCAATCGCCTTTCTACAAAACAACGTTGAAAATTTATGGTACAGCATCTATAGCCTATTGGCTGGTTGGGGCTTGACTATGAGCGTGGTTATTGCTATAATAGTGTTTTTAGCAGTGCGTCTGTTCAGATGTGAACACCGGATCAATCAACTAGAAAACAGACTGATTCATGCCGAACGAGACTATAACCTAACGTTGGAACAATGGAAGAAATCCTAAGCTATAAATGTAGTGTGTGTTCATGCACATTCACCGAAGACGAAGGTGGCGTAGATGGGCATTTTGGCATATTGCCTGTGGCATTCTGTCCAACTTGTTTTAGTTGCATGATTGACATGGCCGAACAATATCTTGATGTGGGCGACATGGAGTTTGAGGAAGAAGAACTCTCTGAGGAAGCCGAAGAAACATTTGAAGCACTCAAAGGTGTGCGACACATAGTGATCAATTGTGATCATGGCGGATTTGGACTCAGTCGAGAGGCTCAAATTGAATACTTGGATAGAGCCGGTATTGCCTATAGTTTAGAAGACAGGGAGTCAAGAGATGACACTGTTAGGTTTGGTTCAAAAATCAAATTGTCCAATGGCAACGACTGGAACGACCGACACAACATTGCTCGTGACGATCCCATACTTGTTGCATTGGTGCGTGAGATGGGGGATGCAGTAAACAGCAACCTTGCCAGTTTAAAAGTGGTCAAAATTCCCGGAGACGTAGAGTGGGTCATCAACGAGTACGATGGTCTTGAATGGATTGCAGAAAAGCACAAACAATGGCGGTAAATATCAAGCTATGATTTTGAGTTATTGGACGTTGGCAGTAGCACTGAGTTTGAGTCTTGTTGCTGCATGGTATAGTATTATTGGCTTGACCGCTATTTTCGCCGCGGCTGCTATTCCTATCATTGTGATGGGCGGTATCATGGAAGTGGCCAAGGTAACTGTGACTATATGGCTACACGAATATTGGCAATATTGCAAACGTTCAATGAAGGTACAACTGACTGTCAGTGTGATAGTTTTGATGTTTATCACTTCAATGGGCATATTTGGATTTTTATCCAAAGCACACTTAGATCAAGCAGTGCCCACAGGTGACGTAACTGCCCAGGTACAGATTCTGGATGAAAAAATCAAAACTGAACGCGACACAATAGACTCTGCTCGACGAGCCATTGCACAGATGGACAATGCAGTCGATCAAACAATGGGTCGATCAACCACAGAGCAAGGCGCAGACAAAGCAGTGCAGATTCGTAGAAGTCAGGCTAGAGAGCGTGCCGCATTGCAAAATGATATAGCTCAAGCACAGAAGAAAATTGCCGCACTCAATCAAGAACGTGCTCCTATTGCCAGCGAATTGCGCAAAGTTGAAGCAGAAGTAGGACCAATCAAATACATTGCCGCTTTGATCTATGGTGACAATCCTGATGCTAATTTGTTGGAAAAAGCAGTACGCTGGGTTATCATTATACTGGTGTTGGTGTTTGATCCATTGGCCATCATGATGGTGTTGGCCGCCACAGAATCGATCCGATGGGAACGTCAAGGCAAGCGTGGCATTGATTTTGAAGAAAATTTGGGCATAATGAATTGGTTCAATCGTGCCAAGCAACGTGCTCGTTTTTGGGATCGACAACAAGAATCCCAATCCAAACCCAAAATCAAACCAATTAGGTTTGCTGGATTTCCGTGGCCCATGACGGCGGCGTTTGGCAGTCCTAAAGTTGTTGATAAAGAACCCAATTACGAGCCAGATGATGGTGCTTTAACAGACGAGCAAGTCGCACAAATCAAAGAAACAGTCAAAGATGATTTGCCCACGGGCAATGTTATTGCCACCGAATCTCTATTCGAGGATCCAACAGTTGTTATCAGCGACAATCGTCCTGGTGATTATTTAACCGATCCAGATAAAGAAGCCATGCGTCAATGGAAACAAGTTAATCCCAATGATACAATCAAGCATCAACGAGACCTATTGGAGCACGGCAAGATTAGTCATTTACCTTGGGAAGATTTGACACTGCAACCAGACAATGTATTGCCACATGCAGGAACTATGTTGGGATTTGGCACAGCATTTCCTGCGCCAGCAAACAAGGGTGATACATTTTTGAGAGTGGATCGTATCCCCAGTGTTTTATACAAGTTCAATGGTATTCGTTGGATCGAAGTTGACAAATCATTGAGCGATCAGTATGCCTATGATACTGCTTATATTGATCATTTGATTGACAAGATTGAGTCCGGAGAGTATGATCCTGAGTTACTGAGCTCAGCAGAACAAGATCAAATTGAACATCGTCTAAAGCACAAATAATATGACGGACAACTCTATCAATCATTGTAGTTTTTGTAACAAACACAAAGATCAAGTTGGCAAATTGATTGTGAGTCACAAAGTTTCAATTTGCAATGAGTGTGTGGAACTGTGCAGTGGTTTGCTCAAAGATTCTTCGATCAAAAAAACAAACAAAAAAATCTCTTCCGTTGATCTTGATCCTAGGGAAATTTACCAATATCTTGATCAGTATGTGATTGGTCAAAGCAATGCCAAGCGTGTACTGAGTGTGGCCATTGCCAATCACTACAAACGCATTGCCAACACAGATCCCTCAATTGAAATACAAAAATCCAACATCTTAATAATTGGACCAACGGGCACAGGAAAAACTCTGTTGGCTCGTACTGTGGCACGTTATCTTGACGTACCTTTTGTGATTGCAGATGCTACCTGTTTGACCGAAGCCGGTTATGTGGGAGACGATGTTGAAACATTGATCTCTAGATTGTATGCGGCTGCCAACTATGACATAGAACGTACTCAGCGTGGCATTATATTTGTTGATGAAATTGACAAGATCAGTCGCAAAAGTGAAAATGCCACAGTGGCCAGAGACGTATCAGGCGAAGGAGTGCAACAGGCATTGCTTAAATTGGTAGAAGGTACTAAATGTAAAATACCCACACAAGGCAACAAAAAATCCTCAGGATCTGACACTGTGGAAATTGACACCAGTCGTATCTTGTTTGTGGCAGGTGGAGCATTTGTGGGTCTGGAAAACATTGTGAAAAATCGAGTCAAAGGAACCAGTATTGGATTTGGTGCAGAGGTCGCAACCAATATAGATCACGTTGAACATACTGCAGATGATCTAGTGCGGTTTGGACTAATTCCAGAATTTGTAGGACGTTTTCCGGTTGCAGTATCATTGGAACAACTGACCAAACAACAATTGATCAACATATTGACCGGGGTAAAACACAACTTTGTAGAACAATACAAATGGTTATTTGATCAAGATGGTGTAGAATTAGAATTTGATCCAGAAAGTTTGGATCTCATAGCAGAACGTACAATCAGCACAAAAACAGGTGCTCGAGGACTGCACAGTGAGCTAGAGCGTGTGTTGTTGCCGCATATGTTTGATCTGTCGCAGTACCGCAAGCAAAACATTATCAAGGTAGTTATCAACAAAGATCAGGTAAATATTCCTGCCACACTCGCACAGGAAAATAAGTGAAACCCATATACGGAAATTCAGTACTGGTCAAAGACGACAAAGTTGAACAAGCTCTACGCAAATTCAAGAAAAAGGTAATGGAATCAGGTCTATTGCAGGATCTTCGCGAACGTGAGACCTATGAAAAACCCACTACTGCCCGCAAAAAGAAAAAAGCAGCCGCAAAGAACCGTCATCGTAAAGAACTAGCAAAACAAAGTTTGCCAAAAAAATTGTACTAATCTCAGATCTGTGTTATAAATAATGTTGTAGTGCCTAATGGGCTACAACGATTAAACTTGCTTAACAAAGGAGAATAACATGACCAAATCACTCTGGCCATCCTGGCCATCTTAAATCCTAAAAATAATCGTTGACACACATCCATGATGTGTGCTATACTATCTGTTGACGCAGATTCTAATTATCCAAGGAGAAAAAATGAAGTTAAAACCAATTCGTGACCGATTAGTGGTCCAAGTACTAGAATCAGAAACTGTGACCAAGTCTGGAATCTTTATTCCTGATGCAGCCGCAGAAAAACCCAGCCAAGGCGATGTATTGGCCGCAGGCACAGGCAAAATTGACGTGGACGGCAAGATTGTGCCCATGGTTATCCAAACAGGCGACCGGGTGTTGTTTAGCAAAACAGCAGGACAAAAAGTCAAGATTGACGATCAAGAATATCTTATCATGCGTGAAGATGATGTGATGGCAGTTGTAAACAAAGGAGAATAACAGATGGCAGCAAAACAAGTAGTATTCGGCGACCATGGTCGCAACAAATTGGTTGAAGGCGTGGACATTTTGGCCAACGCAGTCAAAGTAACTCTAGGACCCAAAGGTCGTAATGTAGTCATTGAAAAGTCTTTTGGATCACCTCATATTACCAAAGACGGTGTCACAGTGGCCAAAGAAATTGAACTAGAAGACAAGCTACAAAACATGGGCGCACAAATGCTCAAAGAAGTAGCAAGTCGCACAGCAGACAAAGCCGGTGATGGTACAACCACTGCCACAGTACTTGCTCAAAGCATTGTCAAAGAAGGTATGAAGTTTGTGGTTTCTGGCCACAATCCAATGGACCTCAAGCGCGGTATTGATCTTGCTGTTACTGCTGCAGTTGCTGAACTAGACAAGATTTCTAAACCTTGTAACACACGCAAAGAAATTGCACAGGTAGGTTCAATCTCTGCTAACAGTGACGCAGACATTGGCACTATCATTGCCGACGCAATGGAGAAGGTAGGCAAAGAAGGTGTTATCACAGTTGAAGATGGCAAAGGTTTACAAAACGAACTAGACGTTGTAGAAGGTATGCAGTTTGACCGCGGTTATCTATCACCATACTTTATCAACACAGACAAGCAGACATCGGTGTTGGAAAATCCATTTGTGTTGTTGTGCGACAAAAAGATTAGCAATATCCGTGACTTGTTGCCAATCCTTGAAGCAGTAAACAAAGCTGGTAAACCACTGTTGATTATTTGTGAAGATTTGGAAGCAGAAGCCATGGCCACATTGGTTGTGAACACTGCTCGCGGCATTATCAAATCTTGTGCTGTCAAGGCTCCTGGTTTTGGCGATCGCAAGAAAGATATGTTGCAAGACATTGCTACATTGACAGGTGCCACAGTGATCACCGATGACATTGGGTTGACATTGGACAAGGCCACTGCAGAACATCTTGGTATGTGTGCTAGAGTTGAAGTATCAAAAGACAACACAATTATCATTGATGGATCAGGCGACAAGGCCATGATTGAAAATCGTGTAAAAGCAATTCGTGGTTCAATTGAGTCGGCTACCAGTGATTATGACCGTGAAAAACTACAAGAACGTCTTGCCAAACTAGCAGGTGGTGTTGCTGTTATCCGAGTGGGTGCTGCCACCGAAGTCGAAATGAAAGAAAAGAAAGATCGTTTGGACGATGCATTACACGCAACTCGTGCCGCTGTTGAAGAAGGTATTGTTGCTGGTGGTGGTGTAGCATTGATCCGTGCTCAACAGGCCATTGCTACATTGACTGGAGCCAATGCAGACCAAACAGCTGGTATCAACATTGTGCGTCGTGCGCTAGAAGAGCCGGCTCGTTGTATTGCTTTCAATGCAGGCGATTCAGCAGATGTAATCATTGCCGAAATCAAGGCCAAGTCTGGTAACTACGGTTACAATGCCGCTGACAGTGTATACGGCGACATGGTTGAACAAGGCGTTATTGATCCAACCAAGGTGACCAAAACAGCTTTGATCAATGCTGGTTCAATTGCTGGATTGCTTCTTACCACAGACTGTTCAATTGCACAGTTGCCGCCTAAAGAAGGTGCTCAGCAACAGCCGCAAATGGGCGGAATGCCCGGTATGATGTAATTGACATCATAGACTTGTCTAAATAAATACATGTGTGGATGCCGATGGTCGGGTCCACACTGTATAGTCAACTTGCTTAACAAAGGAGAAAACAAATGACTAAAATTACTGCTTTTGATCTAACCCCATTCTATCGCAACGCCATTGGCGTAGATAGACTGTTTGATCGTATTGTGAATCAGATCGATCATGCTGCATCAACAAATTACCCACCATACAACATTGTGGAAACTGGCGAGAATACCTATGAAGTACAGGTAGCAGTGGCCGGTTTCAGTCAAGGAGATCTTGAAATCACAGTCAAAGATGGAGAACTTATTATCACTGGAGCAAAAACTGATGTGTTGCCCGAAGGACATGTAGTCAGACATCACGGTATCAGTGCTCGTAAGTTTATTCGAACATTTAGCCTGGGAGATTATGTTGAAGTTAGAACAGCTATTGCTCGTGACGGTATTCTAACTGTGAAGTTGGAACGCATTGTGCCGGAATCAGCCAAGCCAAAGACTATTGCAATCTCATACGAAAACTGATATAATATAGTAAATACTGTGGAGGGCATCGGCTCTCCACACCCAACAAAGGACCAAGGATGTCACAACCAGATGCAGTAACAAAAACAAAAAACAATACCGCACTTAAAGAACCTCCAATGTTCAAGGTCATCTATATCAATGACAATCAAACGTCAATGGAATTTGTTATTGAAACCTTGATTGATTTTTTTAATTACACCGCACAAACAGCTCTAAAGATTACAGAAGATATTCATCATGCTGGATCAGCTGTGGTTGCTGTGTTGCCTTATGAAGTAGCAGAACAAAAAGGCATTGAAGTTACTGTGGCTGCACGCAGTCAAGACTATCCGTTACAAATCAAACTAGAACCGGACACTGTTTAAATCTCAACAGTGATACGTCGAGGGTAATATGCCGGCTGAGACCATTTGGTATCACCTCGTCCTCGGCAGTTGTTGACATAGCGTATACCGTTGTGTACACGGTCTACTGATTTGTGATAGTGACCAAAACACCAGGTATGAATTTTGTTTTCGGTGTCTTCGTTGAGCAATAACTGTAGGTGTGGATTACCCATGCAATTAAACCGCCAGGTGTCAACTAGGTCAATATCATGACTCAAAATCCAAGGTGCCGGAACAGTATGAGTAACAATTACAATGCTACGAACATCTTGGTGGGTTTGTAATTTTTTCACACTGTTGAGCATGTATGTGGCGTCATTGAACGCAATACCGGTGATAGAGTCCGTGGTTCCGGGCAACGTTTGCATGCGGTCCTGATACCAAAACTGACTTTGTTCATAGTCAATTTCAGGATCCATGTCGTAGCTCCACCAGCCGTTGGTGGCCAGTATAGCAACACCGTTGATGATGACCACATTGTCCTGAAGGTATACTACGTTTTTGATGTTGTCCAGAGTTTGATCAAGATATTGGTAACTTTCTCCAAGATTATCAAGGTCGTTGCGATGTTCATCATTGCCGTCGATGTAAAACACACCTTGATAACAAGTGCCCAAATGGCGCAAGGTATCTCGCAATACGTCGCGATCTCTACAAACATCACCGGCAACAACGCAGTAAGGACTGGTAGGTTGACCTGACCAATCAAAGCTGTCCCAAGTTTCTATGTGTAGATCAGAAATTAAATCAAAATTAAATTGCATGATACATATTTAAAAGGAATTAAGATGAACATAATATTTGGCAAAGAGAATTTGCACAACGTAGAAGAAAAATACACCATATTGGAATTGGATACAGTTCGAATTTTACCAACAAATCAGGTAGTCACTGCTTATTGTTTGGTAGAGTCTATCCCTATTCTAAACATGCCCAAAGCCGAAAGTATGAAAAATCTACACGAAAATCTGTTGATCAATTATCGCAAACGTGATTGGAATTTTTGTACTCAAGCTCTTGAGCACTTACTTGGCTATTGGGGCGCCGACATGGATAGCTATTATACCAGTCTAAATGAAAGAATAACTAAGTATACACAACAAGATCCAGGAGAATCGTTTGATGGCATTATTGAAAAAACTGCTCGTAGTCAGTAGCATTGCATTGACAGCTTGTGCTGTCAAGTTTGACCCAATCGAACACAGTCGTATGGTCGATGTTCGACACACTGTATATGTGGCACAAACTGAACAACATTGTGACCACCCAAAGTTGGCAAGATACAGTGCTGAAAACATAGACAGTGATGCAACATGGTTGCTGTTCTATACTCAATACATACCCAACAATGAATCAGCAGAAAAGATGGCTGTTGAATTGAAAAATACCACTGCTGACTTTGCCAAGCGATATCGAGATTCTGACCGTGCGCCTAGCAAGGTGTTCTGTGAATTGCGATTAAAAAATATTGCCACACAAATAGAAATTATTCAGCGTACGAACGCTAGGAGACCAAGATGAGCTACGAAACATTGTACGGTATGTTGCCGGGCTATGCCGGCATTGTTGATCTCGCAACAAGAGCACAAGAAATCAATCAAGCATTCGCTCAAGGGCAAATAGCCCCAGATGAACAAGCGGCCTTACTTGAAGATCTAGTTAGAACACAAGTCATAGTAGACGAAGCACAATTCCACGAACAAAAGCTGTTTGCAGATCAACTGATCAAGGTCCTAGCCAGTTTGCCAATGCCCAGCTAACAATAAACTAGCCGTTTATTGTTTGCTCTAGATTCTATTAAATACTAATAGGATCTAGAATGAAAAAAATAATAACAATAACAATAGTCGCTGTTTTTTCAGCAACGGCATGGGCCACAGAGCTGGTCCACTCTTTCCAGTCTCCAGCATTTATACCGGGCAATGGGTATTCAACCCATGTGTTGACCATTGAGCAATTAGAAGCCAACCGACGCAAGACCATCAAAGATGCAGAAAAATCAGCTGCGGATCAGGTGGCACGAGATGCTAAAAATACCAATCTGGCTAAATTTTTAGTCAACGTAGAGTCTAGAATTTATGCTCAACTCTCAAAGCAACTGGCAGATGCTATGTTCAGTGACGGCGCCAATTCAGGAGAAATGGCGTTCCAAGGCACCAACATCTCTTGGATCAAAACTGGCACAGACGTTACGCTGACTATTAGAGAAGCCGCTGGTGGAGTTACCACGGTTACTGTACCCATAGGGAGTTTTGCATTCTAATGCGCTACTTGCTAATCTTTTTTGTTGCAATCACACTGTCGGGGTGTGCTCAGATTCACATGGATCTAGCTAAGGAAGATCCTATTGCGTTGAACCCTCGAGAGAACTTGTTGACCAAACTGCCAGAATTGGATGGTGCTCCCATGACAGTGGCAGTGTATGGATTCAAAGATCTAACAGGACAAAAAAAATCCAGTACAAATCTAGCTCTGTTCTCCAGTGCAGTCACACAAGGATCCGAAGTGTTTTTGATCAAGAGTTTACAAGACTCAAAAAAATGGTTTCGAGTTGTTGAACGTGTGGGTCTGGACAACTTGATCAAAGAGCGTCAACTCATAAGAAATCAGCGTGAAGTCTATGAGGGCAAAGAAGCCAAACCTTTGAAGCCACTCACAGTAGCCGGCTTGATCTTGGAAGGCGGCATTATTGGATATGACAGCAACATTCGATCAGGTGGTAATGGTGCTAGATTTTTGGGTATCGGTGGAAGTCAACAATATCGTGTGGATGAAATTGTAATCAGTCTTAGACTAATTTCAATATCTTCCGGCGAAGTGTTGTTGAATGTGGCAGTGTCAAAAACTATCTACAGTACTCAGCACAATGTCAGTGTGTTGAGATTTGTGGATCAAGGAACTAGAAGTCTGGAACTTGAATCAGGCGCAGCACTCAATGAGCCTACTACCTATGCTGTACGTGTGGCCATTGAACAGGCCGTTTACGAAATGATTGTGGAAGGCGAAAAGAAAGGCCTGTGGAAGTACAAACAACTAGCCAACAATGTTGTATCTGCTGTACCTGCAACCACAACAGCAACGTCGGTGGTTGTAGAACCAGTGGCAGAAATCAAACCACCCGCAGTGGTCAAAGAGTCAGTGTCAACTATGAAACTTCGTGAAGCGTCTTACATCTACAAAGAACCCAACGAACGTAGTCAACGTACATGGATGTTGAAAGAAAACACAGAGTTAACAGTGACTCCAGGACCGGACTCGTGGATGGCAGTGCAAGACTCAGTTGGTCGTCGAGGCTGGGTCAAAAGCGACAGGTTAATGAAACCATGATATCCTGTAAATATAATGATAAAAAGGTCTCAAAGACCAGGGAGAGGATCGGGGTACAGACTAATATGTTTGCCAACTCGATTTGTTGAATAAAATGAAAACAAGATTAACAAATGTTGGTGAATTGGTCAAACATATATCCGCCATACTGCTGGCAACAGTGATGTTGTCTAGCGGTGTTTCTGCCAACGAAATTTACATTGAACAAGTTGGTGACAATTCCTCCATAACCATCACACAAGATGGCACAGGCAACCGAGTCGGAGAGCCGGGCGCAGGACTTGATGCTTTTGTTGGTGGCGGTTCTAACTCAGTAATCATTGAACAAATTGGCAGCAACAATAAGTTGGCCATGGTGTTGAATGGTGCATCAACTAGTTCAACAGTGAGTATTACTGGTTCAGGCAACCAAAGTGTGATCAATTGTGGAACCACGCAAAGTGCTGGCTGTAGTGGTAGTGTAATTAACCAGCAAGTTGCCGGTGACAACAACGTGATCACACAGAACTTGGGCACAGGTGCTAACCACTCAAGTTTTGTCAACATTAGCGGAGACACCAACACAGTGACCCATACCAGCACCAACAGCGGCGCAAGCACAACCATTATCACTGCCACAGGTGATCTAAACACAATTGGAGTAACACAGAGTGGTCTTACCGCAAAAACTGTCACAGTCAATACTACTGGCAACAGCAATACTGTCAGCATTGTTCAGTCAGACTAGTTTGGCTTCTGTAGGTAAAATTACAGAGCAAACTGGTCCAACAGAAATTGTACGTGCTAAAAAATCACTGCCATCCTCAGTGAATTCTCCTGTGGAAATGAATGACACCATTGTCACTGCCCGAGCCAAAGCCAAACTCACATTCGAAGACAACACCACAGTCAATATCACAGAACAATCAAAACTGATAATTGATGACTTTGTGTATGATCCCAAAAAAGGATCAGGCAAGATTGCCATGAAAGTTGTGTTAGGCACAGCTCGGTATGCCTCAGGACAGATTGCCAAGACCAACCCACAGAATGTTGATGTGAAAACTCCCACTGCCACTGTGGCTGTACGTGGCACAGACTTTTCAATGACCGTGGACGAACTAGGCCGCAGTCTTGTGATTCTGTTGCCCAGTTGCGATAACCGCGGATGTGTCACGGGTGCCATTACTGTGTCAAATGACGCAGGCGAAGTGACCCTGGACCAAGCATATCAAGCCACCATGGTTGCCAGTCTGTCAGCCATGCCTAGCATTCCTGTGACCATTGTGTTGGATCAAGCCAACATCAACAACATGCTGATTGTTCAACCACCTCCGCAAATAGAAGAAGCTGTTAATGCACTGTCCAGAGACAATCCATTGATAAACTTTTTGGATCAAGACTTCTTGAAATACAACGCATTGGATGAAGATCCGTTAGCAGCATTCCGCGATCTAGACCTTAACTACCTCGACGGAGATATGTTGATGAATATGCTGGATCTTTCTAATCGACAGTTGGCACAAAGTCAAGAAAATCTATTGACTGAAAAAACCATGTTACCAGGATACAATGCGGCATCTGGATTGACCTACGGTTTCAATGAAGACGAATTAAAACTGATTTTACGCAGACAAACTATGCACACTGCACAGGTCACAATCAACAAGGAAGCCGATGTTACTCTCAATATTTCGCAAGATAGCGCACCAGTAACTCAGCAAATCAATCGTGGCGGATCAACAGTGATTACTATTGTACAAAAGTAAGCATTGACCTTGGATATTTACAAACGAATAAATACCTACATAATTAACAGGAGCTAAAATGGGCGAAATATTCAAACTAATAGGGGATCTAGGATTTCCTGTTGCAGTGGCGCTGGCAGGCGGATACTTTGTGTACTTGACTATCAAACTTTTACTTGCGGGTGTATTGTCGTCTATCAAAGGCATGGCTGGCATTATTACTGCTTTGGACAATCGTGTCAAAACAATGAATCACGATGTTATTCGTATTGATACGGTGGTATCAAACGCACTGGGTCTACGTCCTGATGTTGACCGTATCAGTCGTGCCGACGGCAAGAATGATGCGAGACGTGACTAATGAAATATTACGACTACGAGTGGGATTTAGAACCTAACAGAATTGTATTAGATGCCGAACTTAATACAGACAAGTTGGGTTGGCGCAGCGGCGACTATTTTAAAGTTATTAATGTCAATGGTCGTACTATGTTAGTTAAAGTAGACCCGTTAGAAAAGTTTTTGCGTAATGGAATTGGCAATGAGTAGATGGCAACAGTGGTATGACAGTTTGCCTGCTATTGGTGTTTTATTGGACGTTGCATTTTGAATAACTACATACTCCTAGCAATTTATTTTATTTCCATTCTGACATTGGCAGCGAGTGTGTATTGTGTGTGGTTGATAATCAAACTCGAAGAGCAGATAAAAGACTTTTGTAATAAAACAATAAAAAGTATATTGGAATTAAGGAGATAAAATGGACGTAGTAGCACTAATACAAAAATATGGATTCCCGATTGTTATGGCAGTCGGTCTTGGGTATATAATAAAATATGTATGGGAATGGTCGACCAAAGAAGTCAAGCCGGTTATATCAGAAGCCAACACTGTACTGATTGCACTTATTGATCGTATTCGCATGTTGGACAACGATTTGATCAGACTAAATCAGAAAGTCAACACAGTGTTACACCTACGTGGTAAAACCATTGAATATGAGCGTGTGGAAGCTGAGGCTGAAATCAACAAACAAACTATGAAAAAAGTCAACGACGAAGACAAGAAAACAGCAGGATCCGGAGAAGGATAATAAGTAGGTGTATGAAACGCCTACTTTTCTTATTACTATTCATCACATCAACTGCTAGTGCAGAATCTTACGTACATTTCAATGGTGTAAGCAAACACAATAAATCTGGATACAACGAACAAAACTGGGGCGCTGGTTACGAGCAAACAATTGGTGGTAATTGGACAGCAGCAGCAGGCGCTTATAAAAACAGTGAGTATCGTTACAGCACGTATGCCTATGCTAGATATTCTTTGTATAAAAATAATCGCTGGGACATAGGTATCAACGCTGGCGCAGTTACTGGCTATGCTGTACAGAATGTGATACCTGTGGCATTGCCCGAAGTGTGTTATGGCTGGGTATGCACAATGATTATCCCACAAGTCGGAGACATGGTTGCTGGATGTATTGCGGCACGATTGCGTATTCCTATCAAATAAATGTTATTTGTGATAATCAAAGCCTTCTAATGTAACACAAATGTAATAGGGCAATGTTGCAGAAACTGTAAATAGTGTATGCAACCAAAATATAGAACTATCAGTATCAGCGACATACATCTGGGCAGCCGAGGATGCAAGGCAGATTTGCTTTGTAACTTTTTAAAACACAACACAGCCGAAACAATATTACTGGTAGGCGATATCATTGACGGTTGGCGTCTACAAAAGAAATGGTTTTGGCCCCAAGAACATTCAAACGTTGTCCGTAAAATATTGACAGCAGCCAAACGAGGTGCTACAATCAAATACATTGTGGGTAATCACGATGAAGTACTACGTAAATGGCTAAACTTTATTCCTGCAGTGGGCAATGTTGAAGTTGTCAACCGATGTGATTACACAGGATTGGATGGTCGTCGGTATCTAGTGGTACATGGAGATATGTTTGACACATTGATGCACATCAGTTCAGGGCGAGTGCTGATGCACATTGGAGATTGGTTGTACGACATCATTATTCGTTTGAACGATGCATGGTCCTTTGTGCGTTCTCGATTGGGTCTTAGATACTGGTCCATGAGTCGCTGGATCAAGCAAAATACCAAACAGGCTGTTTCGTATGTCTTAAACTTTGAAACATTGTTGGCTGACTATTGCAAGACCAAAGGCTATGATGGCATCATCTGTGGACACATACACACAGCTGAAATACGAGACATTGATGGTATTGTGTACATGAACGACGGCGACTGGGTAGAAAGTTGTACAGCATTGGTTGAACACTGGGATGGTCGTTGGGAAATTGTATACTGGAATGAGATTGTGAGCGAAAAATGAAAATAGGTATCATAGGCAATGGATATGTTGGCTCGGCAGTGGCTGCCAGTTATCCTGACGACAAGATTTTGATAAATGATCCCAAGCTAGGATCAGAATCGGTCTCAATAGACAAACTTCGTGACAAATGCCGTGCTATATTTGTTTGTGTACCAACTCCTCAGTCTGACTCAGGCGAGTGTGATACCTCAACATTAACACAGGTGTTGACAGGCCTATCTGGGTACAACGGAATAGTTGTTGCCAAAAGCACAGCAAGTCCTACAGTTTATAGACAGTTGGAAAAAGAGCTAGATCTAAATCTAGCACATGTACCAGAGTTTTTGACACAGGCTCGTGCCAAGTTTGACTATGTAAACCCACACAAGATTGTGGTAGGATGTCGAAAGAAACTACGTGATGAAGTCACTGACATATTGATGTCCAGTGCTGTGAACTTTGATCGAGTAAAAATAGAATACTGTAGCATCGAAGAAGCCAGTTACTTCAAGTACATGGCCAATTGTATGCTGGCCATGAAGGTTATTGTGAACAATGAGTTGTATGTATTGGCTCATGCATTGGAACTGGATTGGGACAAACTGTCCAGTATTGCCAAAACAGATAGCCGCTTGGGCAATACTCACTGGGCTGTACCCGGGCCTGACGGAGAACATGGCTATGGCGGAGCATGCTTCCCCAAGGATACCGCAGCATTGAACTATCTAGCCCAAGGTCAACAGGTACACATGCCTATGTTGTCTACTGCTATTGAATCTAACAAACAATATCGCAATGCCTAAAATATTAATTGTCACGGACAACACACAGGAGCAGATCAATGGCGTGGTCACAACTTTCAAAAACTTGGAAAGTCATGCTGTTGGCAACGGCTATGACGTTGTTTATCTTGATCCCGGGCAGTTCCCTCATTGTGATTGCCCTGGCTATCCTGAAGTTAAGCTCTCGTGGCCCTGGGGTATCTCAAAAAAAATTAAGGAGATACAGCCGGACTTTATACACATCGCTACAGAAGGACCTGTGGGCCTTTTTGCTCGCTGGTGGTGTGAGCGTAATGGTTATAGTTATAACACTAGCTATCACACTGACTTTCCTAAGTTCTTATCTGTGATGTATGGAGTTCCTGCTCGCTGGACCTATGCTTATCTGCGTTGGTTTCACAAAAACAGTCACAGAGTGTTGGTCACAACTGAAACCATACGCAAAGATTTACACTCACACGGATTTAAAAATCTCACTGTGTGGGCTCGCGGAGTAGATAGATCTATTGAACCCAATATCCTACGAGTCGACCACAAACACTTGCCCATTGTGTTGTGTGTGGGTCGCGTCAGTCCCGAAAAAGGACTAGATCAACTGGTCGAAATACAGAATCGTTATTTTCTAATCATAGTTGGTGATGGCCCCTATAGGGAAGAAGCACAGAGATTGTTACCCAATGCATTGTTCCTGGGTTACAAGCAAGGACAAGATCTAGTGAATCAATACTACAACGCCGATGTGTTTGTGTTTCCCAGCAGAGCTGATACTTTTGGCTTGGTAATGATTGAAGCCATGGCACAAGGCACTCCAGTGGCAGCATTTCCTGTGCAAGGACCCATAGATGTTGTGGAAAATGGTATCAATGGATGGATGGATGAAAATCTAATCACGGCTGTGGAACACTGCTTGTTGTTAGATCGCAACAGAGTTCAACAAGCTTCTCAACGATGGACCTGGGAAGCCTGTTGGCACATATTTCAACGCAGTCTTATATCTGTACAACAGTCCACTCAGCAGTAAAAGACTTGCCTTCGGCCTTGCGTTTCAAGATTTTGGCAAATTCTTCTTGGCGAAGTTTTGCAATCTTCTCGGCGTCGTGGTCGAAGCAGGCCCGATACAGCTTTTGAACAAGTTTTTCTTGTTTCATGGCTTACTCCTCCTTGTAGTGTAGTTATTTAACAAATTGTTGTGGACAAAATATTACACACAATATTACAAGTCATTAAAAAAAGAGCCTAGGCTCTTTAGTGTTGGTTACGAGTTCCAACTGTGCTCGATCATTGCACTCGATTAGAATTATTTATAACTTAACATGTTACAGTTGTGTTACTTTGGATTAAACATATCAAACCAACAAGCACCGTTTAACCCTGCGTTCTTTATCCAGGACTCGGCATCTCCTAACTGAGTAGGTAATTCATAAGGTGCATACATTAGCTTGAGCATGAACCACGCCCAACCGTCAAATATCTCGTTTAAAAAATAATTATTTTGAAACTGCTCTGTAAACTGAGTCCCAATCTGTTGGTAATTCAACATGTTTCATCTCCTCACAACGCTCTATCCAAGCGTCGTAGTATTGGTCCATCTCACCTGCAAATCTGCCCTTGAGGTCTTGGCAGAACTTAATGGCTTGGTCAAACCGTTGTTGACGATACAATACCAACATAGCTTCGTGCATTTGCACGTCACCTTTGTCTAGATTGATCTCGTTGTTACGACCCAGCACTGTGTAAATTGTTACACCTTCTTTTTTGCCTTTGACTGCTATACAATCTAGCTCAAGCACAAAATATTCGTCTTTTACCAGTTGCGCCGTCTTCGGGCCCAGTACGATTTTGACACCGTACGGCTTGCTTTGCCCTTCCAGACGAGCTGCCAAGTTGACGCCATCGCCGAGACAAGTATAGTCAAACCGCTGATCACTGCCCATGTTCCCGACCACAACGGTATCAGTATTAATCCCAAGACCCATACCAAAAGCTGGTATGCCTTCTGCTGTAATTTCTTGATTGAATGCATCTAAACTTCCCATCATTTGTAAACCTGTACGCACAGCATTCTTGGCATGGTCAGCATCATCCAGGGGTGCGTTCCAAAAAGCCATCTGTGCGTCACCAATATACTTGTCTAAGGTACCTTGGTTCTCTATAATTTTTGCTGTCATGGCTGTCATGTAGCGATTCATGATTCGGGTCAAGCCTTGTACATCTTTGCCATAGTGTTCTGAGATTGTGGTAAATCCACGAACGTCAGTGAACATAATCGAAAGTTCTCTTGACTCACCACCTAGTTGTAGTAGCTCTGGATTCCGCTGTAACCTTTCTACCATAGCTGGCGATAGGTATGTGCCAAACTGTTTCTTTATCTGTTGCTTTTGTAAGAACTCTGAAACAAACTTGACTCCGTAAGCATGGAGCGCAACAAGGACAACTCCTGCGATTGGCCCGGTAATGTCAAATAGCCAAAGACTACTGCTAAACATAAAGTAACTGCCATACGCAAATACAGCAATGAAACCAATAACCGACGCAATACCAACATAAGTCCACCTTGTTAAAAATAATAGTACAACACCAACAGCCAACATTGTCAAAAGTTCAGCACCGTTGGCCCATGCTGGTCTGGCAATGACCACACCATTGATCATTGTGCCAATGGCCATGGCCTGAAACTCCTGCGGCCATACAGCACCTTTGGCAGTAGGAACAGGGTTGGCGATACCAGCAGCCGTTGCTCCGACTATGACAATAGCCCCACCAAAGTCTTTGGGTAAGTTCATTAAACTCGCCGACTTTGATTGCTGACTTAGATCAACCCATACACGTCCTAGGTTGTCTGTGGTGATAGCTCCAACGGCCGGAATGCGCATCTTTTCTACGCCAATTTCTGATAGTTTGACTTGAAACGTTGAATCACCTGCGGCTACACGCAGAGTCTCCATGGCCATGCTGGGATATACTCGTCCGTTGACAGCAACTACCATGGGTAGTCTACGATTAACACCATCTACTTCGGGCAAGGTGTTTACAATACCAACTCCGACTGCACCGGTTTCCAGAGCTCGAACGTTGGCAATTAATCCCGGATACTGTACAATTAGATCAGTGTACTCGGCACCAATAACAGCTGACCCGGGTTGTCGTGGATTGTTCTTTGTTTTGTCACCGGGCACACTAGGAAGCACCACAGGGTATTGTTTTAGTGCGTTGGCTAGTACAACGTCTCCACCGGTGCGATCAGACTCAGCCATAAGCACATTAAGAACCACAACACCAGCACCACGCTGATACAAATCTTGAATGATTTTAGCATATTGATCTCTCGGTAAAGGCCACTGGCCATATTTGTCTAGCGCGGCTTCATCTATGTTGACAGTATAGATGTTATTCTCAGTTGGAGCTTTGGCAGTAATCAGCGTGTCAAAATACCGTAGTCTTACGCTTTCGACAAATGAGGGATCTGCTACACGTATGCCCACTATCAACACAAGGGTTAATAGAGCAGTCCAGGAGCTAAGTAGAACTTTTTTGAACATCAATTATTTAACCCCTTTACGATTTCTTTTTCTGTACTCTTTTAATTTTTTAAGTACGTCGTGTTTAAACTGTCTATTGTAACTAGAAGTTTTTCTGGGTTCGCGTATCCCGGGTATATTCTTCATAGAAACGTCAAGGTAGTGTTTTCCAACTGTGGTATTTTCTATGTGGTCAAATGCCGTGGATAGATTTTTTTTAAGTTCCAAGATTACACTCTGAAAAAATTTATCACTAAAAAAATATTGATGATTATGTTCAACAATTTCTCTAAGTTTTTGCATCTGGGTTTTTTTGTATTCTGGTGACCATGATGCAATATCACGCATTGTTTTAATAATTCTTTGCATACGTTCGATTGGATCATCAATGGAATCATAGCTTTCGTCCCAGATTTCTTCAAATGTTTTAAATCCATATGTACGTAAATATGTCAAACTGCCAGCCGTAGATGCCAAAATAAACGGCTGTTTACAAGCAATTGGTCGCAGTATCTTTTCAGTTAACTGTTGACGCTGATCATCAAACAATGTTTCAAGTACAACTTCAATCTCTGTGCTATTGTAATCATCAATATCAAAATCTGCACTGCTGGCACTCGACGCTGTTGTTGGATCAAAATATTGCTCTAAGTCGGAGTTGGGTTTCCAAACCGGGTTGGCAAATTTATATGTTTTATAATAGCTCTCGCCGTCGGATGGATTAAAATTGCTTTGGCAATGATTGACTAAATTGTTCTCACCCAGCATTTCAATAAATTTTAATCTATATTCTCTAGTTCCGGTCCATGCACGATTATAAATTAAAAAAGTTTTGTTGATATCTTTTTTAAAGTCAACATGTACAGCATATCTAAACCAGTCTCTTGATATAATAGCGTGACTCCAGTAGTACACAGGCACAAATTGATCTTGTTGATAACGATTAACTTCGTTACTGTTTAGTTCACTATGCAACAACAAGCATTTATCGTAGATATTTCCAACTTTAACTCTAAGATTTCGTTTTGGCAAGTCGCTAGGATCACACGAATAAAATTTTTTATCTAATCGAACAGGAGTATGTTTGTATAGATCATAATTTAACGGTTCCTGATCGTAGCATATCAACTGAGGGCAGTATGCACCATGATAAGGTGTGTGCTTTTTTTTGGGGCATGTTAAATCTTCTATTTTTTTTGACCCATGAGGATAAAAGCGATAAATTAATACGTCGCCGTAGACTTCTTGGGCGATGCTTTCAATGTAGTGATATAAACGATCTAAAGGGACACTCATAATATGAAAAATATAGGATTTATTGGTTTAGGAAAACTTGGCCTGGACTGTGCTGAAGTAATGGCAGAAAAACACACTGTACGCGGCTTTGATATTTACCCAAGAACCAGTGACCAGGTAAAAGTTTGCAGCATTGAAGAAACTGTCAACGAAAGCGAATGGATTTTTATTGCGGTACCAACACCGCACGAAGAAGGCTATGATGGGTCGGTTCCATCAAGTCACATGGCACCCAAAGATTTTGGACATGATGCAGTCAAAGATGCACTGCAAAAAGTCAACCAATACGCTACCACTCCCAAAAAAGTCGTACTGATTTCTACTGTATTGCCGGGAACAACACGTCGACACTTTATTACCTTGTTGGATAAAAAACATCAGTTCCTGTACAATCCATATTTGATTGCCATGGGATCAGTCAAATGGGACATGGTCAATCCAGAAATGATCATGATTGGCACAGAGGACGGTAACCCAAATACATTGGCTGGTGAGTTGATTGATATCTACAAGACTATCATGCAAAACAATCCACGTTACGAAATTGGTACGTGGGACGAATGCGAAGCAATCAAAATTTTTTACAACACATTTATTAGTGCCAAAGTTGGACTGGCCAACATGATTCAAGACTTTGCACTTAAAATTGGCAACATCAACGTTGATGTTGTAACCAATGCTCTAGCAAGATCAACTATGCGTATCATGGGACCCAAGTACATGACAGCAGGCATGGGCGATGCAGGTGCCTGTCATCCGCGTGATAATATTGCCTTACGTTGGTTAGCACAGGAATACGAAGTTGGATATGATTTATTTGACACAATCATGCATGCCAGAGAAATCCAGGCCAAAAACTTGGCATTGTTCTTGGTGGTACAAGCACAAAAAAACAACTTACCAATTGTGATTCACGGCAAAGCATACAAGCCAGATGTTCCTTATTGTATTGGAAGCTATTCAACTTTGGTTGGGCACTATGTTGAACAGGCCGGTCATCGTGTGACCTATGTTGATCCGTTGGCAGATGATGCAACCAATGTGGTCGCAAGTGTGGACTTGCCAGCTGTATTTTTATGGGCACACAATCGCCGAATAACTTACGAATACACAGGCGAACAGGAAGCCACCAAGCCGTATTGCGAAATCAAATCAGGTTCAGTTATTGTGGATCCGTGGCGCCAGTTGCCCGTGGACATGCCCAACATCAACGTAGTACACTATGGTAACACACGCAATCAGTGAATATAACCTAGAAGTATTTTGGGATGATGAGTTCAAAGGGCTCAATTATATCTATGAGCCTTTTAATGATCCTGTTAGTGTCAACCAGTGGATCAGCCAAGGATATCAATCCAAGATATGCGGAGCCATGGCAGACATGCGCCACAGACTACCTAGTTGGAATCATCATTTTGTTGAATACTATGCTGATCTAGGATGGAAAGACATTGGCGTTTCTTATTATCGTATGGATACTGGAACAGTAATGCCAGTTCACAGCGACCTATATCGACGTTACATTGAGCTATTTGATCTTGCTGGCCAGGAGCATCTCATACGTCGTGCTCTGGTATTGTTGGAGGATTGGAAATCTGGTCATTATCTTGAAGTCATGGATCGTCCGATAGTTGACTGGCAAGCAGGGCAAGTGGTTGAGTGGATCCACGACACTCCGCACATGGCAGCCAACATTGGATTACAACCAAGATATACTTTGCAAATCACAGGACATCTATGATTGACAGCAGAAACGAATGGGATCCATTGGAGGAAGTAGTGGTTGGCCGTGCTGACTATGCCAATTGGCCCACAACTGACCCTGTGTTTGCTGAAGAATCAAAAAAAACTCTTTGGACAGAAACTCCTGTGCCCAGTGGGCCGGTGCCACAATGGATTGTGGACGAAGCCAATGAAGACCTTAATGCCTTGGCAAAAGTCTGCCGAGATTATGGTGCAGTGGTACACAGACCACAACCCTACAATTATGTCAAACGCAACGGTATGTACGGCTATTGCCCACGTGACCGGGTGTTGATTGCTGGCAAAAAGATAGTTGATGTATCAATGATGTATCCGTGCCGGAATCAAGAATTTGGATCGTTGGAACATGCCTGGGTTGGGTACGAACCCGTGATCATGCCCAAAAATTCAGGCATGATACTAGATGCCGCCAACATTTGTAGGCTTGGTGATACTTGGTTGTTCCTAGAAAGTTATTCGGGCAATCGTACGGCTTATGATTGGCTGCGTGAACAGTTTCCAGAGATCAACATTGAATTATGCAATTTTTATGCCGGTGTACACATTGATTCAACCATTGTTCCTTTACGAGAAGGACTGGTGTTGTTGAATGGACACCGAGTCAATGAATCAAATTGCCCTAGAGCGTTTGATAGTTGGACAAAAATTTATGTCGATGAAGTAGTGCCTCAAGGATTCTATCAATATCCTTATGCATCAAAATGGATTGCCTTAAATATGTTGGTACTAGATCCGCACACAGTGATAGTAGATCGACATCAGACACAGTTGATTCAATTGTTGGAACAACACAAATTTGCAGTCATTCCGTTGGAACTCAGGCACAGTCGTACACTGGGCGGTGGATTTCATTGTGTGACATTAGATACCCGGAGAAAACATGCTTGACCAAACAGCTCTAAATAAATTAGTCGAAGAACAGATTGAAAAATCCATCAATGATCAAGTAGTAAACACCATTCAACATCTTGGCACAGATCCAGCGTGGGTAGAAAAAATTGAACAACTGGTCAATCAAGCAATGGTTCGCCGAGTTGTTGCTGGGTTAAGCTCTGTTGATGTTGGAGGATTGATTCAGCAACGTGTAGACGAAAACATGAGTGATTTGGACAGCCGAGTTGCTGCAAGATTGCATACGCCCGGCATACAAGATCATGCTCACAATCCTGAGTTAACTGTGTTAGATGAAAACGTTGTGGTTGAGCATTGTTTGACCGCCAACAGAATAGAAGTGGTCACGTCGGCTCGAATCAAAGAACTCACTGTCACAGGATCAATCAACACTGACAACCATGCATGGCAAACACTCAGCGAAGATATTAGCAAAAAAACTCTTGATCGTTTAAACACAGAATGGCGAGAATCATTGGTTACGGATGTAGAAAATAAAATACGTGAAAATGGTATTGATTTTGCCCAGGTTCAGATTGACGGGGTACGTGTAGTGGTCGGAGACACACTGTCAAGAAAAATTACCAACAGCAATTTACAGTCAGTGGGCGAACTCAAAGAATTAACAGTTGCCGGAGAAGCACATATCTACAACACTGTGAGTGTGCTCAACAAGCGAGTAGGAATCAATACTCAAGAACCAGAAATGGCCTTGAGTGTGTGGGACGAAGAAGTTTCCATCCTAGCAGGCAAGTTCAAAGACCGGTCAGCCTACATTGGCACAGGACGATCACAAAATCTTGTGCTAGGTGTTAACCGTACCCCGGCAGTGGAAATTGACATTGATGGTGTCACTGCTGTTAAAAAATTGCGGGTAGGAGTACACAGAATCAGTCATGGTACAGAAGTACCAAACTATGCTGGCACCAAGGGCGATGTGGTATTCAACGCCAATCCCAGCATAAACGACAATGTGTTTGCATGGCAGTGTCTGGGTGGATTCAAGTGGAAGATAATCCGGGCGGTTGAATGAACATCAGTTGGATACTGGCCAATGGACTGATTCCAGATCCAGAACTTGATCTTGCCAAACTCAAAGAAATTGGCCCGTTTTGGGGTGGGTGGCAAACATGGCGTAGTTGTGGCACCGACAATGTGATCTGCAATGACTTTGATCGTGCTCAATCATTGCTGGTTAGAAAATTCAATGAAGGCTGTAATTTTTATATACCTAACACCATATATCAACGACTGGATCATCCAACCGCAGTAAAATTGTATGACGGAACCACCGAACTAGATTTAGAAAACAAAGAAGAAATCATTGCCATGCACTTAGCAGGCAGTCAAAGTGATCTTGTGTTGTTGTTGGGTTTTGATTGGCAACCTCGACCAAAAAATCCAGATCGGTTACAAGAACACCGTGCTCAAAATTATAGAACGTTGATCAAGCAAGCCATAGCAGAAAACAGTCAGGTACAATGGGTTCTGATTGATCACACGCCCGAACTCATGCTAGAACTCAAAGATTTACCAAATATCACACAAGATTCACTGGCCAGTGTGCTGAAACTCCTGGTCAGTTGACACATAAAGGCATTGTGTATATAATGCTTGTATGACTACACTTAATCGATTTGGCTTCTGTTGCAAATGGCTCAATGACCCTTCTGAATGCGGTGGTATGAAAGTCAATGCCGTGGATCGAGACCTTAACGGGCGTTCAACTACCATGCGTTGGTTACGCGAACATCCACTAGAGGCTGAACAACGTCAGTGGGACATTATGAACCACAATGCCACAGCGGCTGTCAAAATGATTGAGCGTGTGGCCACATTGCCGCCTGAGCGTAGAATGGTTCGACTGGGTAGTGAAATGCTACAAGGTTATACCGAAGCCAGCTGGATTGATTGGTGGCAAGATAGAGCAATACAGGATCATCTAGAGAAGATTTTTGCACCCATAGGTGAAACTGCACGCAGACTGGACGTTAGACTGAGCTTTCATCCGGGACAATTTTGTGTGTTGGCTTCGGCCAATGACGGTATTGTGGAACGCAGTATTGCAGAATTTGAATATCACGCAGATATGGCACGTTGGATGGGCTATGGTGCATCATGGCATGATCATGGATTCAAGATCAATGTGCACCTGAGTGGCAAAGGCGGTGCCGAAAAGTTCTTGCGTACATTACAAAAACTGTCACCCGAGGCTCGCAATCTCATAACTATAGAAAATGACGAAATAACAAATGGTCTGGACACTACTCTTGCTGTGGGCGAGCATGTCGCTCTTGTATTGGATATACATCATCACTGGGTCCACACGGGCGAATATATCGATCCGCAGGATGATCGTGTTCGGAGGGTTATTGACAGTTGGCGTGGTGTGCGCCCTGCTATGCATTACAGTGTTAGTCGCGAAGATGTTCTTGTTGATCATTGTACCCGAACTAGGCCAGATCTTGAATCACTTCTTGCTCAAGGCTTGAAAAAACAAAAAATCCGAGCACATTCTGACTTTATGTGGAACTCTGCTGTGAATGATTGGGCATTGACTTTCTCCCCGGACTTTGATATTCAATGCGAAGCTAAGGGTAAAAATTTAGCATCTCAAATGTTGTATGATCAGTGGAAGCAACGTGCTTAACGATATCTTTGGGTGGATAGCTCGAGACTATCGCGAACATCCTGTTCGGTGTGTTGTGGAAATCCTAGGCTGGACTATGAGCGTAGCAGCCAACATCATGTTTATGTGGACAGTACCCAACGTACCGTTTATTTGGTTCTTGAGTTTGACTGTGGCCAGCAGTGCCATATTTGCCTGGGCATTATGGACTCGCAACAGTCTAGGGGGGTTGGCCAACTATGCCTTCCTAGTGGCAGTGGACACAGTGGCCTTGATTAAATTACTGTTTTTTTGATTTACGAGCTGGTGCTTTTTTAGCCGTAGCTTTGGCCGGGGCTTTTTTAGCTGCCGGTTTTTCTTTGGCTATCGGAAAAGGCTGAGCTTCTACCTGTTGCTTGATTTCTTCATGAAATTCCAACGTAGTTTTGGCTTCAACACCTTTGACTTCGGTTGTTGTTTCTGCTGATTTTTCTGTGCCAAAAAGTTTCTTGATAAAGTTTAACATATAAATCTCCTTGCATGTATTTAACCCTATATTATCCAAATGGGCTAAAAGAGGACAGAATCAAGTCATAATTTGTGCATCTGCACATTTTACGATAAATATATCAGTATAAACCACGAGTTTATACATTACCCAAAGGAATTCGCAAAATGAAAGCCGTACAAAAATATCTAGTAGACATGCTGGAAGCATGGATTGAAGGTCGTAACGCATACTTGGCATACAAAGACAAAAAACAAAAATGATTACCACAATGTTTCTGCCGCAACAAGACTATCCTTTGTACAAAGAGTGGTTGTTGCGCCAAGATTCAGAAACGTTGAAAACTTACTTTGGAATTCCTGTAAAACCAGAATTCGTTAACAATCTAGTGAGTCGCATCTGTAAAAATTCAGACCAACATCATTTTTTGGTGGCGTTTGATCACGAAAGTTGGTTGGGAGTATTGCATATGGCCACACAATCTGCTTCAGACGTTGAGTTTGGGTTTATTGTTGACCCTGAACATCGTGGTCAAGGCATTGCTGATCGCTTGATGGATGAAGGCATTACCTGGGCACAGAATCGCAGATACTCAAGACTGTGTCTGCATTGTTTGAGCTGGAACCAGCCCATACAGCATTTGTGCAAAAAATATCAGTTGGCAATACACAATCAAGACGGCGACGGCGATGTCAATGTGGAATTACCTCCGCCTAGCATGATTTCAGTGGGCAAAGAGTTTGCTTCAATAAACCGCAATATCTTTACCAAGTTATTGGAAAACAGCTGGCCAGTTGCTAAGTAACATATGACTGAACTAATCTATACCTTGGTGATGGTACAAATCACTATAGCCTGTGTTACTCTATACTTACATAGATCACAAACTCACAAGGCAGTGACATTTCACCCAGCAGTTAATCATTTTATGCGAGCTTGGCTTTGGCTAACCACAGGCATGGTGACAAAACAGTGGGTAGCTATACACCGCCGGCACCATCAACGCAGTGATCAAGAAGGAGATCCGCACTCACCACAAATACACGGTATCAAGCGTGTGTTGTTTAGTGGTGCGTTTTTGTATCACGAAGCCAGCAAAGACCGTGACATGGTTGAACGACTAGGCATTGGTACTCCTGATGATTGGGCGGAACGCAACATCTACAGCAAGCATAGCCGTCTGGGTATCTCGATTATGTTGTTGATCAATCTAGCTTTGTTTGGTTGGTGGGGGTTTGTAATTTGGGGTATTCAGATGATTTGGGTACCATTTTGGGCAGCCGGAGTTATCAACGGTCTAGCACATTGGTGGGGATATAGAAATACCAATACACCAGATACTTCAACCAATTTGATTCCCTGGGCGTTCTGGATCGGCGGTGAGGAGTTACACAATGGACACCATGCAGATGGTGCAAATCCAAAGTTTAGTCAGCGTTGGTGGGAGTTTGATATTGGTTGGATGTATATACGCATACTTGAAACTTTAGGGCTTGCAAAACCCAGAGCAGTTTTGCCAAAATAGTCAAAAAAGGTGTAAATTTATGTTGCAAAGCAACATAAAGTCTGTTAAACTTGATAAATAAAGTTGTTAAAGAAATACTGTGCCGAATAGGTCGGGCAGTAGCAACTTTAAAACTCGCTTAAACTCAAGGAGAAGCAAAATGGAACAATTTACAAAACAAATCGAACAGATGTTCAACGTAGACGCAATCGTAGACCAAACAGAAAAGTCAGTGGCATCAGTATTGACATATTTGCCACAGGCAGAGATCAAAGAAACATTGTTGACATTGAACGCCGCAAACGCAAACTTTGCTCGTGCTAATTTGGTTGCTGCCAAGTCATTTGGCAAGGCTTTCCAAACAGCCGCCGAACAAGCTCAATCAAACTTGAAAAAAGCAACAACAAGCAAGTAATTGATTTTGAACGGGTTTTGACCCGGTTGACTAGAATCCAGTATTGTGTTAAATTACACATACTGGATTTTTTAATGAAGGAATCAAAATGAAACAAACTGTATTGGCAGTAGCTATTTTGGCTACGTTAGGATTGGGTGCGTGTAGTTCAACCAAAGTATCCAACATGGGCCCGGGTACCTCTTTGCCCACAGGCACACAACAAGCAATCTCGGAACAAAGACTCAGCAATGACTTTAAACGTCTTGGTGTGAGAGTTACTTACACCTTGGGCGGCGAAGTAGAATCAATTGAAACCACTGGCTATGCGCCTGTGTGGGGCAACAGTCAAAATGCCTCTCGCGAAGCATTCCGTGTGGCTGAACTTGAAGCAAAGAAAAGTTTGAATGACTTTATCAACCAAGAGTCAATTGCCAGCACAACTTCAGTGGCCATGATTTCCAAGAACTTGGAACAGGCCAAAGACAACAAAACCAACAAGTTTGCCACAAACAAAAGTCGCGACATAGTTGCTGAAGAAACGTCAGATGAAGAAGTCAAGGGCGAACTCAATCGCGAAGAAAACACTGCTGTTCGCAACGATGCATTGCGTATTGCCAGTCAGGTTCGAACCACTATCACAGTAAACAATCGTGGTATTTTGGGTGGATTGTATTTGGTAGAAGGTGAAGTAATCAACGACGGCAAGAATGTGCGTGCAGTATATCGTTGGGATCGCAAGAGCAATGCTGCACGTCCGGTATTGCGTAACTTGATGGCAATGTAACAGTGCGCAAGTTAGTGGCCTTGATGCTTGTGCTGAGTCTCGTTGGGCCAGCACAAGCACAAACGCCTGCAATGAGCACAGCCAGTGTGGTGCTGAGTGTGATACGTATTGCACTCAATCTAGGATCAGGCAAACAGAATTACACACAGGTTGATGTTGTTTCAGAAGGTGCCACTGTTGAACAAGCTAGGTTAGAAGGATTTCGCACCGCAGTAAATCAAGCCGTGGGATCAGTGGTTGCTACCCAAACTCAAACACAAAATCAACGCCTGGTGCGTGACGAAATCATCAACTACAGTTCTGGATTTGTTGATCGCTTTGAAATCTTGGAACAACAGGATGTGGGCAACCGAGTCAGACTAAAAATGCGTGTTTGGGTAGCCGAGAGCAAACTGGCTCACAGGCTGTTGGGACAAAGCCACAACAGTCAACAGGTTCCGGGTGATAGAATTGGCACCCAAATTGAAACATTGTTGGATGAACGGCAACAAGGTGATCGACTGGTCAATGCTGTGATGCAAGACTATCCTCATAGAGCTTTTGATGTCCAAGTAGGCAAAAGTCGAGTCAAATTTGATGAATATCGCAGAGCCGTAATTTCCACTGATGTAACCATACAATGGGACTCTAGATTTGTTGATGCAATCAATGACACGCTAAAACTCACTCGTGATCCGGCCAAAAATGCCTGGGTGTACCAACAGGCAACGACACAACAACCCACAATACGATTGACCGCAGTGGACAGTCATGGCGCAGTATTACAAAAAGAATGTAAAGCATTTACCATCAGTCCTGAAAATACCGGGTTCGTCAAACCCACAAGATACTTGTTGATGTGGCACAAAACAGCACCGTTTTTTGACACAGGATATCGTGTAGGTGGCGATCTTTCATTGAATTTTGGGCAGGATACACACAGGTTGAAGCAAGTGGATAGAATTGAGGTAAAAATTCTGTCACAAAAAGACTGCTAGTTCGCCATAAGTACTAGTTGATGCCCGGAAAATACAGTATAATTATATACATACTTAAAGGACACAAACAACATGGTTCACCCAATGCCCCTGGAAAAAGACATTAACTTTGTAGACAAAGACCACAGCGAGCTTCTTCAAGATGCTGGCATGTATGTGTTCATGGACAACGTCGCTAGCGAAACCATCAAGCCCATTATTGAGTGGATTTTGGTGGAAAATCATGTGGCCAAGAAAAAGAAAAAAGAGCTACTGCTGATGATCTGCAGTGCCGGTGGATCAATGGAAGATGCGTTTGCCTTGATTGATGTGATGAAAGCCAGTTCAATCCCAATCAAAACAGTGGGATTGGGATCTGTGTCCAGTTGCGGTTTGTTGATATTTTTGGCTGGCGCTCCCGGACGTAGAATTCTCACACCCAATACCAGTATTCTGAGTCATCAGTATTCGTGGGGCAGTGATGGCAAACATCATGAACTTTTTGCGATCACAAAAGAATTTGGGTTGGCACAAACACGAATGATTCGTCACTATCAACAAACCACTGGACTCAACGAAGAAACAATCAAGACCAAGTTGTTGCCAGCCAATGATGTTTACCTCAGTGCAGAAGAAGCTTTGGAACTGGGCATCTGCGACTACATCAGTGATATGAAAAAATAATTATCGTTGACGTTTGCGCCCAAGGGTCTTTTCGGACCCTAATTTTTTGGGCTCTTCGATACCGCCGGCGGTTGCAGTAATACCTGTGCGTTGTTGCGCAAATTTATCTAGCTTTTCTGGGTCTGCTTTGAAGTCCACAATTTCATTGTCACTGCTTGATTCTTTGTTGGCAACATTTTTGGGTTCTTTGTTGATATTGAATACCAGTTTACCACCAGAGCTGGCAGTGGAACTATAACTTTTACTGGCTTCCAGTGTCACATTGGTAAACAACTTGCTGGGCCATACTGTGGTAAAGCCCTGAACAATGAATTCATCTTTGCCTTTTTTGGCATCGGTGTACATTTGAACAAAGGCTGAGTTATTGAGAATGTCGGCAGCTGCTTCTGAAAAATTGGTTTTGGTGTTGATTTGGTTTACCACTTTGTAGGCAATACTTGATACCAAGTGATTCAGTGGAATAACTTTTTCTGGATTTTCAGCTGTGCGATCTCGGTATATCTGTTTGAGATTCTTGGATAAGTTGGTTTGGTCAATGTCAAAGCCTCGCACCCCTGCGTACTCTTTTAGGGTCATAACTTGTTGTGCTTCTGCGGGTGAAATCATGTCAAGTTGGACAGCTAACTCCAGCGGACCCGAGTCATGGTTGCCTTTGTCAATGGTTTCTAAAATATCAATGACGTCTTTGTATTGCTCACGAAATTGAGTCATACCGGCTGCTTCTAGTTCACGCACACTGGTCAATAAATTTACACTGGATGCCATGGCACCTTTGGCGCCTTTGGAACTCAACTTGATCTGTTTGCCTTGAGGGCTGACCAACAATGAATCATAGAGCCCACCAGACACGCTTTGATTGAAACTCACAACACTGCCAGAGAATCCATTTTTGCCCATAAACACTGCAGCCGCTTGAGCAGCATTTCCCTTGACAGGCTGGCCATTGATCAACACAATAGGTTGTAGCATTTCACAGAAGTAATCTCTAAACCCAGCAAAGTCCATATTGCCAGCTGGCACTGATACAGGAAACGATCGGGCTGAAGTGATAATAACAGCAGCTTGATATTCTGCTGATTCTGCACCAAACTTAGCTTCAATTTGACTCAAGATTGATTCAGGAGTTTGACTTTTGAATTCTGTTAGTACATCACTGGGCTTGTATCCGGCTTTTTCTTTTGATCCGCGAGCGTCTGTTTGACTGAAGTTGCCGGGAATGTCGTCAGTTTGAAAAAATGTATTTTTTTCACGCACAGGATTGATCCGCTGAGCAAACTTAACTAGATATCTACGTCCTACTGCGGTGTCAAACTCTGCCACAGCAAATGCAAGATTCCGTCCAGGTTGATTGATCATTTCAATCGGATGCCCGGCTTTTTTTTGCACAGCATCAAATGCAGTGATCATTTCTGCTGTGCTGGTAAAACTGCCAACTTTGGGATAGAATGTCAAGTTTTGAAACGTAATTTTGTCATCATCAGCGTCACCGCGACTGTATACTTCCCCGGGTTTACGGGCACTCAAACCACGTGCTTCTTCAAGATGGTTGATTAGATTGATTAGTTCGCGCATAATTTGTTTTCTTTGGTTATTTTATTACTTATGATTGCCCAGGACAATAAGTAAAAAGTAATGAAAACCATAACAGTTAGAGCCAGTGGTGACACATGGATAAACCGAACACAGGTGGAGGAACAGCTGAAAAACACTCAATCAACAGATTGGGTATGTTTTGACACCGGTGCTGAAGGAATCAGTCTTGAACACAGTGGAATTTTAAATTTTATTAATCAGTGGGTCAGTGCCAATCAACATCCTGCAGATCGTGTGATCATAAACAGTCCCAACGTTTATGAAAAAACACAGTATCAAAATATAAATTATTCCGATAACCATTTTTTACAACTGAGCGGACACTATTACACCGAAGTTCCGCCAATTGATTGTGATGCTGTCAAATTTGGATTTTTTGTTGGGCGGCATACACCTGATCGAAATCGGATGGCAGTAGACATTGCAACTAACTATTACGCACACGTGGTCATGAGTATGATGAAAGAGGACTGTGCTGTTTCTCCTTGGGACCCGGCGGTGCAGGCCATATCATCCATTGACAACATGTCTATTGACGATCAATATCAGAATTCAGTAGACACAAATTTGAGCTTGTTAAAATTTTATCATCGATTTCAAATTGAAATAGTGGCAGAAACAATGTGTGCTGGTACTACATTTTTCCCAACAGAAAAAACATTTAGACCTGTGACTGGAAGGAGGCCATTTGTTGTATTTGGACCGTTGAATTTTTTAAACAATCTACGCAATCTGGGATTTAGAACCTACAGTGAATGTTGGGACGAAAGCTACGATAAATATCAAGGTCTGGATCGTTGGAACGGCATACGACAAGTAATGGATTGTATTATTGGCAATGGATACAACGTAGAACTGGCTGCAGAAATTGCCGAACACAATCGAACACATTTAACAAAGTATCACAAGTTTACCATGCCCAAAGACATGCCTCGGGCAGTTGTATGATCATAAAAATCTTCAACAACAGATGGTGCCCCAAGATTCTAAATATTGGCAAGCCAAATTTGTTGCATTAAAAGACAAGATATTGTATAATAAAAACACTTTGCTGAATATGTACAACAACAAAAACTTATTATTGAAAAAGGAATCAAATGCCAAATCTAGTGCCCATTGTGGTAGAACAAACAAGCAAAGGTGAACGTAGCTACGATATCTATTCAAGACTGTTAAAAGACCGTATTGTGATGTTGGATACAGATGTCAACGAACACACTGCCAGCTTGATTGTTGCTCAGATGTTGTTTTTAGAATCGGAAGATCCGGATCGTGATATTTTGTTTTACATCAACTCTCCTGGCGGCTCGGTCACAGCCGGAATGGCCATTTACGATACTATGAACTTTATCAAACCCAGTATATCAACTGTGGTCATGGGTCAAGCATGTAGTATGGGCAGTTGTTTGGCACAAGCCGGGGCCGCTGGCAAACGATTAATTTTGCCCAATGCTCGTCACATGATTCATCAACCCAGTGGTGGCGCCCGTGGACAGGCAACAGATATTCAGATTCAAGCACAAGAAATTTTAAAAATGAAAAAATACCTAACAGAAATCTATGTTACACACAATACTGCCGGTAAGACGTTTGAACAACTCACTGCAGATATGGAACGTGATAACTTTATGAGTGCAGAAGAAGCTGTAGCATATGGTCTGGCTGATCGAATTATATCTAAGCGTGATTGATGAGTTTTAAAAAAACATTTTGTTCTAGCCCGTGGTTAAGTATGCGAATCACTAATTCGGGTACCTACGAACCTTGTAGGTGGATGACACACAATGGAACTGCACGAGTTAATTTGACCCGTAATATAAAAACTATGTCACCATTGACATATTTTCAACAGGGGATGTCTGAGTTCAGAACAGATTTGTTGCAAGGCAAAGCACCTGCAATTTGCAGTGATTGTCATGGCATGGAACAACACGGTAAACCCAGTGGTCGACAACGTCAATTACTTAAAGTTGGTGTACAAGACAAATATTTTGAAAAAAGTCTAGCTGGTTCACCATTGCGGAGTGCGTTTGATTACAGTAACAACAATCAAGGCCGTACTACTCGAAGTGTAGTTGATTGGCAGATAGACTTAGGTAACTATTGTAATGGTGCTTGTGTATTTTGCGGTCCAGAAAGTTCAAGCAGCCTGGCTACAGAATTTAAACGTATAGGTCTAATTGACCAGATACCGCCAGCCGCTTGGTGCGACGACCCAGAATTACTGGATCAATTCATTCGCGATCTGACGCAAAGTCCCGATTTACAATACCTACATTTCCTTGGCGGCGAAACTGTAATTACTCCTGGCTTTAAAAAAATATTGTCAGCCTTGGTTGATAGTGGCCTAGCAAAAAACATAAGCATTGGTTTTACTACAAATCTCACTGTGTGGTCTGATTCAGTGGTTGAATTACTGACACAATTTCAACAGGTAAATTTAGGCATGAGCGTAGAAACGCTAACTGCTGTCAACGACTATGTAAGATATCCTGGCAAACAAGCCCGTACTCGAGAATTGTTAGACCGATGGGTAGCATTGGGACACAAACAAGGATGGTTAATTCAGATCAGAATTACTCCTACCTGTTTGACTGTGCATGAGTTGACCACAGTGTATGACTATGCCTGGCAACACGGCACGGCAGTGGAAAGTTGCAATTTTATTGATAACCCTGCATTTTTTCGAATCAGTGTATTGCCCAAACATCAACGTGAGTCTGCAACAGAAACTTTAAGATCTTGGATTGTTGCTCACCCGGTTGCTGATAGTGATCAAATTGTCAACACTCGAGACCCAAATCGATTCCAACAACAGATTGTACAAGATGCAACGAGCTATTTGAATTATCTTGAATCTGTAGAAGATGAAAGCTCAAGATTACCGGATCTTGTGACTTATCTTAAACAGCTAGAAGCCAGTCGTGGCAATAGTATTTTAACTTACCTACCCCAATATGAAGACTTATTCCGATCTGCAGGCTATTGATTCTCGGTTGCATTTGCATATTGAGTTAGAACCTGTGGGTACTCCAGATATTAGAGTATCTGTTAATGACGTTGTAGATCATTATCCTGTGTTATCCAATACGATTATATTGGATTATCACGTTGATTTACTTGATTTATTTGCCGTTAATATTGAATTGCGTAATAAACATTATACCACTGAATATGAAACTGCGGTAATTATCAAGCAATTATCCGTAGATAATATTGAGTTAACTCCTAAATATGATTATCTAGCTGATTATCAAAACGATCATAACAACAACAACCCTACCAATTATTTAGGGTTCAATGGTAAGTGGACACTGACATTTGACCGTCCTTTTTACCATTGGTTACACCAGCACAGTGGGCAAGGCTGGTTGTTGACGTAAGTCATTGATTTAGTTGAAGATTTTTTTTCTTTAGAATCAATGACTTACAACACCATAAAAAACACCAAAATCTACTCAAACGGTTGACCAGAAAACTGCCTTTTGCTATACTAGTTTTATAGTTAACAAAAGGAGCAAAAATGAGTAAAGCAATTTATTTTGCAGGTGTTAGTCGTGTAGCAGGTGAACTAAAGTTCCGTACTGCAACAAGTCCGGCTCGTTTCCAGCAGTTGGGCAAACTAGGCGACACAGATGTTGAAATGGTCAATGTCAATGTTGAAACCAAAGAAGCAGCCGCTCAAGAATTACTATCACGTAATTTTGCCAATGGACGTACTGATATTTTGGAATTGTTGACAGCAGTGGCTGGTAAAATTTCTAAACCAAAACGTGAGGTAATTGTACGTGTTCCGACTCGTTTTGCCATGGAACTTCAGGGCAAGAAAGTCACAGTTGAAAAGAAACTGTCAATTGCAGAAGCCAATGCTCGTGTGGCACTGACAGTGAAAGAAATTTCTCCAGCCCGTGCTTTGGAATTATTGGTGCGTGCTCAGCCAAAGAAGCGTCGTAGTCGTAAAACAGCAGAGGTAGCATAATGGATGTCAACGCAGAAATTGTTAGAATGAAACGTGGCGGTTATTCGTTGGCAGACATTTATATCTATGTCAAAGACTATGTCACACCCGATCAATTTGCTCACTTATATGAGGCTTTATAATGAAGATAGAACAACTGAGAATCCGCATCCAACAGATGTCAGAATCCGAAGTTCAAACCGAATACGATCAATACCGTACATTACAGTCCAAGGGTGTGCGTGATGAAATCATGTTCACATTGTTGGAAGACGAACTGTACAACAGAACAGAACTAATGTAAAGTATTCGCGTCATAGTGAATTTCCAAACCTGGTGTTGACTTGGGCCGGTAACCAATACTGTAAGTCCTAAATCCAGGAACAAAGTCAGCAATCGCTAAGTCATTGATTTGTAAGGATATTTTTTTTGTAACAAAATCAATGACTTACAGCACCTAAAAAACAGACCAAAATGCTGTGTTTTGGTTGACCAGAAATAGCCAATTTGTTATACTATTAACATAGTAAACAATAAGGAGTTGGAAATGAATTTTACAATCGTTCAAGGTGATACAATTCGTGCATATGATTTCAAACCAATGCTGGGTCGTGAGGACTGTTTTGTTGAAGGTGAAGTATTGGATTGTGGTGACACTACCCAAGGTTACCAAGCATATAAGATCCGTGTTACTCGTGATTCATGGTCAGATGCCACAGACCAAGGTCGTAAGGGTATTGAAATATTTGTGCCTTGGAAAGTCAGTTTCAATGAGTTTCAAGGTCGTGTAATTAACTTGAGCAGATAAGGAGCAAGTATGACCACAACTGAATTCAAGAACAGTCTAAAATCATTGTCTACCAAAGAGGTTCTTGACAAGATTGAATATTACTCCGGCTTCGAGCCAAGAGGTATCAACTACCAAACAATGTTGGACCTTTACGAAGCTGAAATTGAACGCAGAATCTACAACTGGGAACTAGCATAATGAGCACAAGATCAGCCATTGGTATCAAACACGGTGACATTATCAAGGCAGTGTACTGCCATTATGATGGTTATCCCGAGTATGTTGGACGTACATTGTTGTTGTATTATCCCAACTCCGTCAAAGTCAATAAACTGATTGCCATGGGCGATATGAGCTGTTTGGGTGCTGCCATCGGTGAAAAAGTCAAGTTCTCTCATAGATCCAACTACTTGGACAATGGCATTGCTGAACAGTGTACCTTTTATGCTCGTGATCGTGGAGAATCTGATGCAGGCTTTAGAACTTTTCAAACGGAGCAACAGTTTGTGGACGAGTTTGAATCAGGCGAACAGTTCTATTACCTGTATGATCGGGGCACATGGTTGTACTCTCAGGGTGATGCGTTTGAACCGTTGAGTCCGGCTTTGGTTGTAGCATCGTTGCGTCAGGAAGCCTAACACCGTGAAGATACTACAAGAGATCACCGACTGGGACACACCCAACCATACCTACTTTGCCAACGATTCAAAGGACAAGATCTATGCTTACGTCAAGGCCAGTGGTGGAGAGGTCGAACGGTTCCGAGTACCAATGAAGTTCAAAACTTCGGGTCGTAAGTTTCGGGAAGTTCCCAATACATGGGGCTACTCTGTGGATGACAAGCCCGAAGGTCGAACTTGGACTGTGGCAGGCAGTCGAGGTGACAGTTATACAGTGAGTGAGAACAACAGTGAGTGGGCTTGTTCGTGTGCCGGTTGGAAGTTCCGCGGTGCGTGTAAGCACGTTTCAGAATTACAAGCCGAACACTCCCTTTAATCCGTAGTAGTTTTGTTGTAGCTGTTCAGGGGAAAGTTTGATATTGTACAATTCCAAGTTGGCCACATAGCCCCAAGGTTGATCATTGGCCGACTGGATATTGCCCCAGGCAAAGTGATATCGTTCTGCCACTGACTTTGCCACACCGGATCCAACCTGTTGCCCGTTGATGTAAAATGTTTGTCCTGACAAATCACCTACAGTGGCAAATTGTGCCCAGACATCGCCATAGGCCGCCATGTCGTAACCTGAACTGTTAAATCCAGTGTTGTCGGGAAGATTATCCCACATGCCCAGTAGATTGGTTCCTGCGTTGACGATTATAGGATGACCGCCGTTGCCGAATGTTCTAAGTAGCGTTCTAAAAGGTGTGGTGCTTGTCCGCACTCGCGTCCAGGTAATATAGGTAAAATTTGTGGGTATTTGTATAGTGGTCGAAACAGCAGTAATAACCTGTCCAATGGCGCTACAGTTAAAACATTTCACCCCACTTAGGACAGTATAAAGATTACTGTTGCTTAGAGTATGAGTATAGCCATTGCCTGATAGGTCGTTCAAGGTAGTTCCTGAGCCGGAATAACTGGCGGAATTGTTGGCATCAAGATACAGTATCAAGTTGGTGGGCATGACGCCACCATCCAATACTCTTGTGCCACGGAGTGTTACACCCGATATAATCATGGTTGATCCATTAACTGATTTGGATCCAACCGTAACGAACAGTTACAGCGTTGCCGCTGGCGTTGTTGATACCAAAGTCAAATCTGTTGGTAGTTGCACTGGGAGCTACATTGCTACGAACTATGGTGTTGGCAGTGCCTACGAACTGATCGGGTATGCTGGTAAAATCAATTGGGGTTCCACCACCTGTGTAGACCCAGGCATACTGAGCACCTACGACAGGTACGTTGGTGTTAGTAACAGTGCCAGTAGCGTTCCAAGTCAAGATACCATTGGGGATACTGCAATCAACCCACATGTAGTAGGTATTGCTGGCAGACACAGTGAAACTCTGGGTGCTGTTGCCCACAGGCACTGTCCAGAAACTCTCAAATCTTGTGACCACATCTACTGGTGTGTTGTTGGCATAGTTTACAGCAAATGTGTTGCCAGGTAAAGTCAAGTTACCAGTGTTGTCAAACACAGTGGAGTATGAACCGGCAACCAAGGTCACATTGGCCGTGGTTCCTTGAACATTGCCTGTGATTGAAATGTTGCCCGTAAAGTTTTGTGCTGTGACGTTGCCTGTGGCCGTAATGTTGCCGCTGGCAGTATTGATCACCACCCGTTGTGTGGGTGATTGATAGGGAGAAAACACAATGTTACCCGTGGTGCCAGCAGTTCCATTGCCTGTTTGAATATAACTAAATGCTCCATCACTTAATATGCGTGTT